ATGTGTTCATCACTTAGAAAAAACGCATCGATTCAGAGTGTAATTTCGTACACAGAACCCAAGTTACATACTGGTAAAACATGGTATATTGACTTCACGGCATACGATCCGCTGGAACAGAAAATGAAGCGGAAAAAGTATATGCTGGATGGAATACCCAAGCTGACCGACCGTCGTCGTCGGGCAAATGAAATCATCACCAATCTTAATGTAAAGCTCCGTTCCGGATGGAATCCCTGGGCTAATGTGGAGAACTCCAGGCAATACACCCCGTATATAGATATTATCCAAAGGTATCATATATATCTGGGTAAACTGTATGCAGCTGGTACCATTAAGGAGAATACCCTGAAGGATTATGAGAAGCGCCTGCGGGTATTTGAGGAGTATACAGCCAAACATATTCCGGCCATCGTGTATGCGTATCAGATTGACCAGTCTTTCATCTCTGACTTCTTGGACTACGTGCTGCTTGACCGGGATTCATCGGCCAGAACCCGGAATAACTACCGTACCTGGTTGTCTTCACTCTGTAACTGGATGATGGAAAAGCAATACCTTACTCATAATCCGGTTGAGAAGATTCGACAGCTGGCAGAAGAAGAGAAGAAACGTTCTGCCCTGACGGTTCCGGATATTCAGAAGTTCAAGAAGTATCTCCAGAAAGAGAATCCACATTTCCTGTTCTTGTGTCAGTTTGCTTATTACACCTTTATCCGTCCGGATGAAATCTCCAATATCCGATTGGCTGACATCAACCTGAAGGAACAGAAAGTATTTATCGGCTCCAGTATCAGCAAGAACCGGAAGGATGGCATGGTCGGACTGAATGATGCTCTGATTAAGTCGATGCTTGATCTAGGCGTCTTTAATTCTCCCAATGATTATTATCTGTTTGGTAAGGGCTTCAAGCCCTCACGTGAGAAGGTGACCACCCGTGTGTACAGGAACTACTTCAATAAGGTCAGAGCAAAACTGAAGTTTCCGGACAGCTACCAGTTCTATTCACTGAAGGACACCGGTATCCGTGATTTGGCCAACGCTGAAGGAATCGTCATTGCCCGTGATCAGGCACGTCATGCGGATATTTCTACAACCAATAAGTACCTGAAAGGGGCAGATATGACGGTGCATGAGGAGACTAAACATTTTGAAGGGAACTTTTAAGTGAAAGAGTAATCTGATTTGAGCTACTTTTGTTTATTGGTCCGCTAAATAAAATATCCCCTCAGCTATTTTATCAATGCCTTTTGATGATATTTTATAATGTATCTCTTTGCAATAATATTTTTTGTTGCAAATTAGAAAAATATTATTCAGTTCATAAATCCTGTCTGCAATGAATTTGAAATGATATTCCAAGGTTGTATCAATGGATTTTTTACTCTTGTACACCTGGTTGAACAAACCATTATCACCATCTAATATTAAAGAGTATGATGGTAGCTCCAGTATGGATTGTGAACCGGTCATGGTCGTAGGTTTATTTATGAAATAATTATCATGGCATGACATGGGCATTTTGTCCCAGTACGCTTCTTCGTGCTCTCCTGTTCCCTTGTTAAGTGCTACACAGACTCCGTAATATATGCCGACATATAATTTATCAGGGATGTCACCTTTTACATCTGCGTTGCCATTGATCAGGTCATTGATTGCCTGGCTTTCCGTTTCAGAACGGACTTTTTTTATAGCAGGCCCTATCAAGTAATGGCTGGTTGTTTTACTGTATATTTCGATTGCATCTACTTGTGCCGGTATAATATCAAAAGAAGTTTTATTTTGACTTGTCGTATCTCCTGCATCTCTCAACCTGTCTACGATTTTTAATCCTTTTACACTTTCATCGTTGATAGTATATTCTGAGACCACGTATTCCAGGTTGTAGTCTGTTGATGTCAGCAGATAGGGGCCTGAAAAATACTGGTCGTAGTTAGTTTTGAAGTCTCTGTACGAATCTTTTTGTTCTATCGTACAGACTTCTCGTATGCCATCTTTTAGTTTGAGGTAGTTGTAATAGTCTTCACTCGGAAGATTGTAAGCTACGTTGTCATACGCATACGAATAACTCGTATCGGTGTCATATACTTTCTCCAGTTCATCCTCTATCACCTCATTGATAAAGATGATACCTGCATTGTCAAAGTATCGGTCTATGTTCACTATATTGTACACTCCATTTATCGAATCAATGGATACAATGCATTTGAAGAATACTTCTATCTGTTCGAGAAATTCGTTGATTGTCCAGTCTGGAAGCAAGTCTCCCGGGTTGCTATTTTTATAAGGGTTAGCTACGAATATACGGCACCAGGTGTCGTTTTGCTCCAATTCGTTTTTCCCTTTTGTAAACCCCAATTTTTGTAATAAATTATCAATGTAATATAGCAGATAATATTGTGGAGCGATATTGTTTGCTCGTGTAAACGTAATATCTGCACCAACTTCTACCATATTCAATATATTGGAGTTCCCATCCTTGTCTATATAGCTGATAATTGGTGTATACACGGCCTTGTGGGCAGGATAAGTCCCGAAGAGGGTATTAATAGCCTCACTGGGTAATATTGACATTCCATCAAAAGGGAGTTGTCTTATACAGCTATCACCACCTTCATAATTCAGCTGCGAGTTACCGGCTATAATCTGAATCTTTGCTGTATAGGATTCTATTGAAAGTATTACCTCAATGCCATTAATCGCACATAGTCCGTTTACAATCAGCATAGCCTTGCGGTTTTTTATGCGGGTGGTTACATCTAATCGGTTGATATTTTTGTATATCTCACGATTGGCAGGGTCTCGCAAGTCTATTTCAATATCATAGGTATACGAGCCAACTCTGGTAAAGTATGGATTTTCTGTGACAAGTTCGAGTTCAAATTCACTCGGTAACTTCACTTCTTTAGAATCGATAAACAGCTGTGTCATGATTTTATTGTTCGTGTAACGTTTTTCTTCATTTTTTCTACTAACTGTTGCGCTTCATTTACACCCATTTTACCAGTCGCTTTAGTATAGGTAAATATCGGCTCGTTTAATCTTTTGAGAAGTTTCTCCATGCATTTCATATTTTGCAGCATGACTGCCGTTGATTCCTGGCTGGATGATTCGGCCGTCTGATAGTAGTTGTTAGTTGTCATTCTATTTGTAGGTGATAATACGGCTGATACGTCTTTTGCAGTCAGGCTGCCGATGGTATTGTTTCGTTGTGCCTGGTCTATCAGGTCAAGAACCGGACGGATGGCTGGATTCTGGATTGCGTAACGGTTGGCTACAAACTCTCCGGCATGGACTATTCCTTTGGGTTCGTCATGTCTTCCGGAGCCGGTGTAGCCACCTTCTTCAAAACCATTTATTACAGCCTTTGCCGTTTGGAAGGCTGCAGTGATTAATGCAATTTCAGCTGCAGCTTTAGCTAGTCCGATGAAACCTAGGGTTGCAATATTTTTCATTTGCGTTTCAGCTATGTATGCAATCATCATTTTTTGAAGGCTGTCCAGGATTATTTCCAAGGTTGCTTTCATGAAGTCACCCAAGGACGTTTCTGAGTCTGTCAGCATTTCTGCGAATGCTTCGCCAAACTGCTGACCTATATTCTGTGCGAATGAAAGCTGCTCTCTTATCTTTCGCTGATTTTCTTCGTAATTCTTACGGGATTTTTCAAGGCTTGCCTGTTGTTTTTTGTCAATAATCTCAGCTTTCTTTTCTTCGGAAATTTCAGAAGAAGAAAGTACCTGGTCGTAATATTCATTCTGAATATCGAGTAGCTGCTGACGGTATTCCTGTTCTGATGAAAGTCCGGCATAATGCTTCTGTGTCACACTTTCAATCTCCAGCTGGTACTGTTTCTCTAGGCGGGTAAAGGCTTCTTCAGATGCTTTGTTGGCATCTTCTTCATCCAGCTTGTTGCATTCTTCTTTGTACTTAATTCGTGCTTCGAGAATTTTCTGTTCAATCTGCTGGCGTTTCTCCGGTTCCAGTCCGGCGATGGCCATCATGTTCTCGAGGTGACGCATCTCCAGGTCTTCCATGAAACGGGTGTATTCCTGCTGTGTCATCTCGTCGCTGGCCAGATAGGTACGTTTTAAATCGGCCAGTTCATCGTAATAACGCTTGTTTTCTGCTGTTATCTGGGGATTTTCTTTGTTTGTTTTGACTGTCTTTTCGTTGGTTGTAATGGTTGTAGTGATATTCGTATTTTTATCCTCTGGTATGGAGTTGATTATTTTCTTCAGCTCCTTTTGCCGTCTGTCCAGTTCCAGCAAGGACTCAGCTTTTTCTTCTGCCTGGTTATCCAGAGAGTGAAGCAAGGCTTTACGCTGTGATTCGTCTACATCGGTACGGGCTTCGATAATCTTCTTTTGTTCATCATAATACTTGCGGTAAGCTATCACTTCTTTTGATAACTTATCTTCGATGATGGCCAGTTCGGACTCTGCATCCGATTTTAGTTGCTGACGCTGACGGCCATTCAGGGCATCGATATTTTTGTATCTATCCTCAATGCTTTTATACTTCTCCAGTTCATCCTGAGTACGCTGTAATTCTTCGTTGTACTTTCGCTGTGCTTCTGTAGCTGCGTCTGTATTGGGGATGAGTTTGGTGGATATGTATGTCACAAGGGCGGTTAGTCCGGCAAGAACCAGTCCGACCGGATTCAGCTTCAGTACTTTATTAAATCCATTGGTCGATACGGTTGCGACCTTGACTATCAGGTTATACGCTTTGGTGTAGATGGTGGCCGCATTGACCGCAATATTATATGCGGCCAGTGCGGAACCGGATGCTATCAGTACCGCCTTGTATTTGATAAACCAGTCAATCAGGGTAGGGAGGGCCACGATGATTTTTGTCGTCCAGCCGGTAAGCAGTGACAACGATGGGTTAAGCCGCTCCATCAGTTCGATTCCGGCTTCCTTGATGCTGTTGCGGTATTGTGCCATTTTAGCCTCGTTGGTGTCGGAGTTGATGGCAGCCTGTTCCATGGCGATGTTCGTATCCGTGACAGCTTCTGTGTATTGACGTACTTTATCCGCATTGTCTATCAGGATAGTGGCGGCAGAATAGGCTTCTTCGCCGAACATGGTTTGGATTTGTGCCGCTGTCAGTGACTTTTTGTTCAGGTTCTCGAGTGCAGTCTGCAAGCCTACTACCTTCGGGTTGGTTTCATCCGGTCCGGTTTGCAGTACCAGGAAGAACTTACGGAGTGCGGTACCGGCCGGTTCTGCCTCCAGTCCTTTTTCTGCCAGCATCTGGATGGTACCCTGTAGCTGTTCGATGCTCACCCCGGCACCGGAGGCGGCTACACCCGCATTCTTGATGGATGCGGCCTGGGCGGAAACATCAGCTGCACCTTCTTTGGAACCGGCGGCCAGCACATTCACATAGCGGGCTGCTTGGTCAGCTGATTCTCCGTACATGTTAAGGGATACGGTGGTGGCCGTTACGGCATCCTTCAGATCGATTTTGGCCGCTGCTGCCAGTCGTATGGCTTCGATAGTGACGGCGTTCAGGGCTTCCTTGTCTTTCAGAAGTTCCGGTTTCTTGGAACCAATCAACATATAGGCCTGAAGAATTTCGTCGGATGACTGACGGATGCGCAGGCCGGACTCGTCCATGGTAGTGGACAGTTGCTCGGCCTGTTTTGTAAGCCATTGGATAGATTCATCATCCAGTCCGGTCAAAGCCTTCAGCTCTGCCTGGGAGGATTCCTTGGAGTCGCGGTTGTTGCGAAGGGTATTCAGTGCCATAGACACGCCCGTAATAGTGGCTGCACCCGTCGCCAACAAGCCGCCCCATTTAGCAAAACCGTTGTTGAAGCGGGACAACCATCCTTCTGTCTCCTGTACTTCAGCCTTTATCTTCTGAAGTTCGGCTGTCACCAGTTTGGCTTGCTGCTGGTAGTATTTCCACTCTGCAGAACCTCGCTTAATATGGCCGCTGTTCAACTGGCGGTTGATGGCTGTCAGGGTGGCACGAAGTTCTTTAGGCGTGGCTTTGTCGAGGTTATTCATTACCTCAGTAAGTGCCGTAGTATCTTTCTTCAGCGTCTTAATCTGAGCTTCCGTTTTCCGAAGCTCGGACGTGACCTGCTTGATTTTAGATGTATCACCGGCCTGGTAAGCATCTGCCAGCTCCTTTTTTAATCCGGATGCAATCGTTTCCAGATTCTTGAGCTCCTGCTTTGCTTCTTCACCGTTTACGCGGACCTCGACGGTTGCTACCTGGTCTATAGCCATATTATTTTTTGTTTAAGATTACACGAATTTTGTATACTGCAAACAGCACAAAGAGGATAAGCACTACGATGGTGAATACCATGCAGAACTTCTGCCATGGGGTAAGCCTCTTTTCCACTTCTATCGTCTGCACTGATTTTTGAATGATTGTACTGTCTTTTCCTGGAATGAATATCGTATCTGAAGGTACCTTAAAGTCTGTCATTAGGTTGCCCATGGAATCCAGTTTGAACCGTAGACGTGCGTTTTCTGACTGTGCCATGTCCAACCAGGAAAGGACGACGCGACCGTTTGAATCGCATTCCAGCAAGGCCCGGATGGATGCGGAATCAGCCGGACGGAATACCGGTACCAGTTTGTCATGCACGATGATCTGTGTGTGACTGTCTGAAGAAAGGTGCTTCCCGGATTTACATCCGAGAAACACCGAACCACACACAAAGAAGAAAAAAAGTATGATTAAAACTCTCATAACAATGCCCATCCTTTTTCTACATCTGCCATTACAGCCGGAACTCCATTTTCTACCTGGGAAATGGCAGCCGCAAAGGCACACATGGTCGTTTTGTCCTCCACGTTCGGGACGTAGGTTGTCGGTACCTGCATCTCTTGGCATACGCGTGAAATATAGCCTGATGTGTTGTTCTCGGTTCTGGGTGCCCATCGGCTGATGAAGTCTGCAATCGTCTGGCATCCGTATTTCCGGCGGTAGTTCTGCAGCAGCTTGATTAATGCCCGGTAACCATGGGCCATGTCTTCGAATTCTTCGAAAGTGTTGTCTTGTTTCTTAGATGCAGGAACCTCTCCCTGCCAGTCTGTCGCATCTGAGTTGCGGATGTTGCCTGGGTTGTTGTTACGCAGGCCTCGTGGTTGTGTTGTCATAAAAAACTTGCTTTTATAGTTAATAATCATTGGGCGGTTGTCTTTTACCGCATCCTCTTACGTCACACCGTTTTACAATCAGCTTTTGATTCTCTAATTCCAATGTTGTATTTTTCTCCATGAGCTCGCGAATTCGTAGGCGGTCTTCATTCTTTTCCGCATAAAGCTGGTCTATCTTTTTGTCCTGCTCTTGTACTTTAGCTTCTTTTTTTTCATAAAGTTCTTTCCATTCTGCAGCATAACTGGTAATGTTGTCCGTTTCGGCTTTACGAGCAATTGCTTCTTCCTTTCGAGCTGTTGCTTCCTCTTTTCTACGCCGTGCGTCGTGAAACATGAATACTCCTATTAGCGGGAGGAAGATTGAAGAAAGGATACTACTGATTGTATTGACGATATCATTTAAAAACTCCATATAGGTAAATAATCAAAACTACAATTATAGGAAGGAGTATTCCGGCCAAAATGTCCAGCCAGTCCCATTTCCCACCAATGCTTTTTTGAATATATTCTACAGCACACATTGCTACAAATACGCATATTGCACCGGTCAATGCAGCTTGTAGGATAGTCATGGTGGTAAGAAGAAGGACTGAGCCAATCCAGATGATAAAAATAATGATACCTGCTTTGAGGTGTTTTGGGCGGTTACTAATCTTCAGCCACTCAAACAGATTGGATAAATTTGTCATACTTTTGATTGTTTGTTACTCAAAAGTATGAAGTCATGGAGTAGGGTAAAAAGACATAGTGAAGTAGAATATGGGTAGAAATAACTAGCTAGTAGCCTTATTTCTACTTATATTCTACCGCATCTTAAATAACAACATAATACCTTGATTTTATGGAATTGCGCAAGTTCCGGCAGAACTTAGGACAGCTGGACTGAAGGTTTCCTTCCTGAACTCAGACGGGAAACCGGAGTCCTGGAAGTATCAGGGAGGTTCCTGGGCTGTTGCCAACTTCATTCAGGAATCTTCCGGAGGGAATAAGATACTAACGTGGAAGACTGATGCTGCGACTACACGTAACCAAGTTCCAATCAATGAACGTAAAGAAGGATTAGAAATTTCCTATAAGAATGAAGAAAGGAACTGGGTAGCAGAGAAATATGTTGGTACCAGCTTCAGCGATGATAAATGGGGAGTTGATTATAATTGGAATCAAGATGGAGCAATATCAGGATTTTTGAATATTGCGTATCAGTCTATTATAATTGGTTATAAGCCATATACAACTAATGTCGTCATATCTCACAGACAATTTGTTTCTAATGAAACAGATAATAATGGATATAAAAAAATAAATTTGGCACATCCTATTGAAACAGGATATTTTAAGATTGGATTTTTCGGAAATCTTAATTCGCATTTATTGAATGCAAACTTGTATGGCGTCACCGAAGATGGAGAAGCTATACTATTATATGGACAAATTCAGTCTCAAAACTTATTAGATGCTGTCAACCAGTTTATCTCTGTAAGAGCGATAAAAAGATTCACATCATTATCATTGACAACCAATGGTGTAATTGATGATGTGAGTGCAAGAATTGTTACTGTTCAGTCTGAAGAGCCAATTACAGAAACGATTAAAAAGAATTACAGCTCTTTAAAGCAACAGTTACTCGTAAAAGAAAAGACATATACATCTAATAATTTAATATTTACTGCGGGTACTTACGTTGATAAGGATGGTGGTATAAAACAAAATAAATCGTTAGGTATTTCTGAAGAAGTTACTTTAAATAAAGGAGATTTTGTTAGCATACATTTTACAATGTATAGTTTAGATGCAAATGGTATTTCACTTCTATCAAAAAAGGATGATGATGGTAGTTATACTCCAATTATAATATGCACTCAGAATGGCCCAGAGCAAACTATAACAGGCATAGTTCAAGAAAGTGGTATCTATGTATTCTGTAAGCATTATTATCAATCACTATATGCTGTTACTGTTACCAATTCAGATAGATTTAAAGAGTTTGTATCTAGCTATGTTAGTGTGAATGGATTAAAAAATATAAAAATATGGCACATATTAGGGGATAGTTTTTCGCAATATCCCAATAATGGTACATATGTGTCGCAGGAAAACTGTTGGTACAGATTAATAGCAGCTAGAAACAATATGCCATTTAATGACGCAGAGCAGGTTCATGCGCAAGGTGGCAGAACACTGGCATATCACGAAACTTCCGATAAAAATACGATAGTAGAACGTCTTGACGAAATACCTGAAGATACAGAATTAATAACTATAATGGCTGGAGCGAATGATTGTTATGTTTATAACATAGATATAGGAGAATTTGATCCTTCTTCTATTCCATCAACTCCTCAGGAGTGTATAACTTTCTATAAAGGACTTGCTTACACATTTTATAAGTTGTTGAACAAATGCCCTAAAGCAAACATAATATATATCATTGAGCCACGAAATAAAAACTCTAATCCGTTTGTTTTTGATGATTATATAAAAGCGATTAAGACAGCTTGTTCACACTATTCTATTCCTTATATAAATCTTGCAGAAGAATGTGTTCAGCTACAGCCTTATATAGATTCAAAGCAAAAGATATATTACGTTTGGGCTTTAGATGGAACTACATTGGATGGAACACATCCAGGTACGGAGGGTCATAGACTAATGTCTTATTTTATCGAAAGTAAAATTTCACCCTATTTGAATCATATATAAAAAGGGGTAAGCCTTGCACCTACCCCCTAATCTTTCACTTTAAGTACTTGTATATGGTCCGAAGACCAATCAACAAAGTACACCAATCTAATCCTGTCAGTGCTATTCCAGCTACTATTGACTAACCAATGAGATAAAAAGTCACCAACACAAAGAGGAACTCGAATGTGTCCAGTAAAAAATTACCTACTTTCTGTAATTCTGGCTGGGCTATCCAGCGCCCAGCCTAATTTAAAACCTTCATAATATTAATTTTTTAATTATTAATTTATGCTTAATCTTATGCCAGGAGGGCTCTTATAAGGAAAGTGGTACAAATATAGATGATAATTATAAAAATTACAAAGTAGTTATCAATAAAAGTTATCCATCTCCTAATATGGGCTTTATTATAAGTCATATCTTTTTAAAAATAATAATCCTTCATAAGATGAGCCGTTTACTGTCATATTTCCTCCTAATAACGTATTAACCTCTACATCATCTCCAGCAGTTGGAGGTGCTGTATGTCCACCTGTCTCATAATGTCTCGCTTCGCAATAACAACCAGCATTTCTCATCATAGTTGTTATATAGTCTGTCCATCTTGGACTTGCAACTATATCATCATCACACAAGAAAAATTTTATAGGGATTTTTCTCACAATACCTAAATTTTCATACAACTCTTTTTCGGATTCATCTGAAAGTCTACTTGATGCAACCCAAATACTAAAGGTTTCTTTTGCTTTTCCTCCTGTCATTCCATTTATCAGCGGGTCATATCCACACCATTTATCAAAATTATCAAGAACGTACTGTTGCTCTTGTTCTGATGGAGGATTTTGACTTGTGAAAGTTGGTTTTTGTCCAATAAATCCAAACTTATCACACATTCTCTCTCTTACTTCTGCTGATTTTAAAGTAAACTGGGATTTCATCAAAGGGAAAGACGGGGAATAAACTATTTGAGCCAAAACGGGAATATCATTAAAGCAAGAAATTTGAGTTGTCATTAAAGTTCCCATAGAGTAGCCCATTGTAAAAACTCCATTTGTTGCGATATTATATTTCCCAATAACATACTTGTATGCTGCTAAAACACTCCTATAACATTGTGGCGTTCCATTATGGCCATTGGCCAATCCGTCTAAATCCCCTGGTGTCCCGTTTAGTCCTAAAAGCGCATAACCTTCGTTTAAGAATAAGTCCAAATTTAAATCTCCAACCCACGGTTTAGCTGTAGATGATATACATTTCCAACCTGTTCCATGACCACATATTATAAGTCTTGTTGGCTTTCCACTACGATTGTAATTTTCTGGCAAAACTAATACACATCTATCTTTTTGTAAATTAACAGAATCAGCAACAGATTCATTGCTATTATTAGTAGTTGCTATATTTACATCTACATCTACAAAAAAGTTTTCGTATCCACCTGAAGGTCTATCAGCATATCTATACTGCGTATCTCCTTGTATACCCTCTGCTAATTCAGCTAATAATTCTGTTATTCCCTTTTGTGAAATGGTTGAAGAAGTTGATTGTCCCTTACCTTGTTCTATTGTAGAAGAAGTCAATCCTAAAATAGCATTCTCTATCTTAGTTTGTAAATCATTTTTTTGTTTTGATAAGCTATTTGTCACTGCTTTTTGTGACATAACTTTATCTTCCGAATCGCCTTCTCCTTGTACAATTGCATTTGATATATCTATATCTTTAACAAGTGATTTTATATAATCTGTTAAATCCTGTTCATATGATATAATATAATATGGAATCTGTTCATCTCCGCTAATACCATCTTCTAAAACCATAAAAAGCTGTGGGTCTAAACTTTGCAAAAAAGTTGGATAAGCAAAGTATCCGACAGGATTAACAGCTTCTTGAGGAACGGTTACTGAATTTGTATTTACTCTTAATAGAAGACTACCATCGCCATTGTTATCAAATACTCTTATATTAGAAACAGCCCAATCACTTAAAGTACCTGCTTTAGAATATCTTTTATAAGTTTTACCAGCTTCTAAAGGTATTAATACTGTGTTGTAAGAAGAACTAGATGTCCATACACCTGTATCAGATATGATTTTACCTACATAAGTATCATCATTTGGATTGAATAAGTTATCCGTCCTCGTTAAAATTTTCTTTACCGTTACTAAATCTAATTCTTTAATAGAATTGTTAGTATTTTCTATTTCTTCTGATACATTATTAATCGAATTTTGTAAATCTTTTATTGCAGTGTATGACACAGGTGGAATATACGATTCTGGAGCAGCTTCTTCTGTAAACATGTATTTATCCTTTGTTGCTCGTTGAAGTGCTGCAAGATATATATAAGGATTTTTTGCATCTGATGGAACAGTTATTGTATCTCCATTAAATACTTGCAAAAAACCGGTATCATCAAATAATCTACAATTAGACGAAGCCCAACTATTTCTTTGTGTATCAATATATCTGTAATAAGTCTTCCCTGCTTCTAATTTAACTCTGCATATCTCATAAAGTGTACTAGCTGTAAATTTTTCATTTTCATCTACTGTGTATGGAGATAACGCATCCTTTATAAATAAATTGCTACTAAATACAGAGCCCAAGCCTATCGTATTTCTAAATAACTCATATTTGTTTGTAAGATTAGATTCTATAGCTTCTTTTTCTAATTTACAAAATTCATTTGCACCGACCTGCTCAAAGCTACTAACCGCCCAGGAACCGCCGCTGAACTCCCATTTCTCCGTATCTCCGGACTCATTCAGGAAACTAACAGTCACTCCACCCGTCCTAAGTTCTGCCGGAACTTGCGCAATCGCACTTGAGAGGTCGTATTTGTTTGAACTGGATATACCGGAAGTCGGATGATTTATTGATACGTTATACTCACTTGTTCGGTTGTTGATTGTTGTCTTGTCATAGTAATCCTGCTCGAGCTTGTTTATGTGTTCCAGCATTGCCGTGCCTACACGGGTGGCTGTGTTCTGTTTGTTTGTTTTTTCGTCGCGGATCTGGATGGCCAGTTGCTTTAATTCTTCGAATGTTTTTGTTGCCATAATTCTGAGTTTTTTACGAAGTAAACTTACCGAGTTAGATTTCAAAAAGACATTGTTTTATTTACGTTTGTGCGTTCCGTATAAACGTGATTTGAGAGTAGTGCTGCGCTTGTGGTTTGCTTCCTCGATTTTATCGACAAGCAAACCGCAGAACTCTTCGCCGTACATGTAGGCCATCTGTTCCTTCAGTACCATGATGGATGCAAAGTAGGGCCGGGAAAACCATTCTCGAGGTTTACGCGGATTGCCGGATGTATAGTATCCACCGGGCTTAGGACCTACTTTGCGAGGCACATTTAGCCCGTGTTCTTCACGATAAACCGGGTTTAATATCTCTAAGTCTCCGCCGTTACCTTTGGTATATCCGTTACCGACACCCATGTCCTGGTATATGCCGTACTCCAGAAACTTGTGCTGGATGGTGGATACCGAGTCGGTGGCAGATATGACGTTATCACGTATCTGCTGGTGAAGTGAGTAGGTATTAATGACGTGCAGCCTCTCAATCTTTTCACGCCAGATATTCACCATCATTTCTGCCCAGGCTTCCTGATATTTTCTGCGGTCTTCATCGGTAGCTGCCGGTCTGTTTGTGTCTGTATTAGCCATCCCACTCGTCCTCCTTATAACATAAGTCAGTTGGTTCCGTCAGCTCTACCATGAAGTACAGTCCGGTGCATCCGGAAATGAAATACTCCCCCAGTTCACGGGCGTAGATTTTGGAGACATTCAGGAAGGATAAGTCCAGGTCTTCGTAGATGTATTTGTCACGGATCATGCGGGAATGGAACTGTCGGAAGAGCTGCCGGCAGATGTCCAGCTTTGCTGCACGCTCGGTCATGTCGTCGTAGCGGTAACGAATCAGGAGGAATACCGTGAAGGTGCGCTTCTTGAACCAGCCGCCTCCGATTTGTTCGGTGGCTGCGTCGTTGGTATCGTCGACACAGACGAAAGCGGATTGTTTCCGGAAATTGTCGAGCACATCCTGGAGTGAATTGATTCCGCTGCAGGAACATGGGAAGAATGAGTTGGCTTTGGCCAGCTTGTTCTTTTCGGTCAGCTCTTTAAAGTAGGCGTGGCCGTCAAAGAATTTACTTGTGTCCATTTTGTTTTGATTTTAGAATTTGAATATCGTGTGCTTTGGCGTCCAGCTCGGTCAGGGCCCGCCAGCAGTCCATCTGCAGGACTTCCTTTTCTTTCGTCACGTCGCCGCCAGTTAGTGCCCGGATCTGGGCATTCATCGCGCCCATCAGGTCGGGTAGTTCCGGCTGATCAGCGTCGGTCCTCTGTTGGAACGGCTGGAAGAAATGGGGAAAAAGGGAGGCGAAGTACAGTTTGATGCTGCCCCACCAGAGGAATACGGAAACCAGTTCGTATTCTTTGATGCGGGAAAAGGCGGCTTTCAGTGAACCTTTGACACCCGGCTTCTTCTTGTAGAGGAAGCCATACAGGGCTTTGAGCTGGGATACGTCCTGCGAATACAGGTAGCCCTGGTAGTGGTTTTCACAACAAAGGTAATCTTCGAAACTCAGGCCGTGTAGCATTGCATCGATGGCATACCGACCGCCTATCCTGTCCAGCCGGACGGGATAAGCGTTGGGCTCGGAGATGAAATCAATCTGCCGGAGGAAACTGCGCACCTGCCAGTCCTGAAGGATGAACCTCAGTTTCTTGTGCCAGTTCAGGCGGAAGGTGCAGAGCCATCCTCCTTTCACTCGCTTCCGGACACGGATTCCGGTGAAGCGCATGAAAACGTAAGTCTTAGCCTTGACCGGAGAAAACAGGGTGATGACCAGGAACACGTACCGAAGCTGTTCCTGATTGAGCTGCTGCCAGGAAGTGGGGAACCGGAAGTCGAGGATTCTACCCCCAAAAGTATGTGGAATCATCTTTTTCATTCTGATAAGTCTGGAAATGTTTGACTTTGTAGGCCTCGGAGTCCTTGTAGCTGGTGAATACCTCTACTTTGGATTCCGCGTAGTTCTCGATGCGTTCCAGCATGCTCTTTGCTGCCGGCCAGTTCTTTGCGATGCAGAAGCCGATGAATTTGCACATGTAGTCGGCCATGGCAGACTCTTCTTTGGTGAACGCATTGTGCCGGGCCTGTTCGAGGATGTGGTCGAAGAACTCGGCCGACACGTGCTGCCGTATCTTTTCTTCTGCCTGATACATCTTTGTCCGGAACTCGAGCAGCTTGGAACGGTGTACGTCTGCTGAAGGAAAATCAACGTACATTTTCAGTTGTTTGGCTGTATACATCAGGTTCGGGATGTTGATACGGGCCTGTGCCGTATCTGCCCAGCTGGTACCGACCAGCAGCTCCAAGCATCGGTCGTAGGTATCTTCGGCTGCGTTGGTGACTTGCTGCAGCAGGTTCTTCACTCTGTCGGCCGAAGCCGGGGCCAGATTCTGGTTAGACACCACACCGAAGCCGGTGGGGGTCAGTACCAGGTCGAGTTGTGGTATCTGCTCCTGATAGGTACGCAGACAAACCAGCTTTGTGACCGCCTGCTCGAGTCCAGGAACAGTATCTAATTTGTTTGCCATGTCACCCAGCAGCACACAGTTGATGCTTTGAAGCGTGTCGTCCAGGTGAGGAGCAATCATATCATACACCTCTGCCGTAGAATGGGTGGCAGAGGAACAAATCTTCTCGAAAATCTCTTGTGAAAATGTGATAGCCATATTGATTCGTTTTAGGATTTGTTTTCAAGATCTGAAGCTGTCTTTTGTTTGGCGTCGGTGTTCTGGTCAAGGGTGGTGAGCAGCACCATGGGTACATCCGGATACACTTTCTCGCTCCAGCCGTTATACTCGATGACGATGTTATGCGGGATGTTCATCAGGTCGTGGAAAGGAATCTCCAGTGCCTGCTTGAGCGTGAACAGCTCGCGCTTGTCTGAACCGGAGTTGTTACTCTGTCCCTTGCCTGGTGTAGCACCTACCAGGTTGGGATGGATGTTGTCGCCGTAGCAGGTGATGTTACTGGCTTCCTGGATGTCTTCGCTCCAGTCGCCACCTTCCTTTCCGGTCTCTACCACATTGATGCGTACCATCCGGACTTCACGGCCATTCGGGTCGATGTAGTATCCGGTAATCCAAACCTTGCCGCTGTTTTCGATTCCGGAAACAAAGTTCTTGATGTTTTCCTTCTCCTTTTTGATTCGCTCCATCTTCTTCAGCGGGTCGGTAATGTGCTCTTCCGCACAGATGTTACTCCAGTAGTCCTTGTGTACTTCGACCTGGTACTTTACGCTGGCATGGTTGCGGAGCTTCGCTTTCTTGCCTTTCCCAATCAGTCGCTTGATGTCGTACCAGTCGCCCCGGAAAATGCTGGTGTAGTAGGGGATGGGGTAATACTGGAAGCCGGGGGTGGGAAAGCGCACAAGGATAGCGAATTTACGGTCATCAGTACGGACTCTTGTTTCGCCGTCGCGCCCAGGTTCATGCCCCATGAGCACCATCAGGTCGCCCAGCGGGTCACGCGGATCCAGCAGACGGATGACTTCGTAGTCTTCCGGACGGAGCGAAGCGTTTTCGCGGAAATTGGCATAAATCACGTGATTGATTTTGCCCCTTCTGGCCTGTTGGAAACGGCAGTAGCAGGCCTCTTTGTGAATGAGCCGGTTGATTCTTTTGCCGTCCCTGGAAAGAATGATGACCGACACACAGAAAAAGAAATACTTCATGTCTGTAGCCTGCTCGAGCTGGAACAGCGGCAGGCTGTTGTGAGTCAGCCAGCGTTTGATTTCGGGATGGGTTGTCGGCTGTCTGGTGTCTACGTCCATGTACTTCAGTCCGGCACCGTAACAGGTGATGACGTTGAACAACTTATTTTGACTCATCACTTCGTCGATGCCTATCATCTTGATGATATTAAACGGAAGCTGGTTGTCTTCACCGAAATTGACATACGCCATGCCTTTCCGTCCGGGAACAGGCGTAGTCTTCACATTTGCATCTTCATCGAATACCAGGCTGCTGTCTTCTACGGAAGCCATTTCGGTGGCCACGTTGGAAACCTCGATGTCGAATATCTCACCAGGCATGAAGTCGCCGTCGTATTGCAGGATTGTCTTGTCCATATTAAAGGTAAATTGTCATGTTGTTAATTTCGAAAAGGGATATGTCGCGGAAGGAACGGATTACGCCGGATGCCGGAAGGCGAACCCGATGGAGTCCTTGTCGCCAGTGCGAGCCGACGCACACCGCGCCTTTGTATTCCAGAATGTCACCTGTGCTGAGTTTCCAGAGCTTCAGGTTGCAGGGCTGCCCAGACTCGAGCAGCCTTAATGCGTCTTTGATATGTATTACGTTCATAAGCTTTAATTGTATGTGTCATCGAATGAGTCATCGAAAATGTCCGGAAGCAGACGGAGCCGCTGCTGGTACCGGGATGCGAAGATGTAGGAAACAGTGAAAGCAAACAGTCCGTCGTCTTCATCGCTCCGGCTGGTATTGCTTTCGGTGATGGTTATCGGGATGTCGCCGGATTCATCCATCAGCCAGACTTCGGTAGCCCTTGCCACATCGTCGGCCAGGTTGAACATGCCTTCGGGGATGTAGCCTGTATTGAGTGTGTGCTTGCGCTGCTCGTCTACGTAATAGTTCTTGTATTGCCCGGCGAAGTAAGCTGCACTCCGGGTCAGTTCCGGCTCTACCGTATCTCCGCCCACAAAGTAGAATGTTTCGACGCATCCGAACGAGTTCCGGAGCTTCAGGCCGACGGATTCCGGTTCGTCTTGGTCTACGCGGAAGGTCTGCTTCCGGGCGCCGGCCAGGATGGTGTACCGCAACAGCCGGTAGTCGGACTGGGTAAATCGGGAAGGGGATACGTCTATGGAGCGGATACCGTAGTCGGCCACATTGCCCAGTGAACGCGTGGATTTGAGAAGCTGGTTCTGGTCGTTGACGAAGACACATTCTGCCGTCACGGGAATAGTCGTGCCGCCTGAAGACAAACTTCCGGTAGTAAGATAGAGGGTTTCCGTGCGGCCAAAGGAGGTTATTTTGTCACGCCCGGCTAAGGTCGTCAGGAAATAGTTGGTCACGAAATCTACTCCACTGCAGGGGATGATGGGACGGCATAACAGCACCGTGAAGGTCTTGCTGATGGTGGTTTCACTGGAAGCAGATACCTCGTAGCTGAACTGAAGCATCGGTGAACCGATAAGGTAAGGCTCCATGAGGGAAAACAAATCAAGAATGTGTATCTGGTTGCTGGCGTCCTGAGTATAGGTTTCTTGCAGAATGACCGTATTTGCTTGCTTCAGCACAAAGGTTACCCTTTTGTCTGCGCTGATTGTGAAGTTGTCCAGCTGTGAGGACAGGACGAAATCGGGTATATCTTGTGGAATAGTGAGCATAAATCTTTGTTTTTCTCAAAGATACCCGGCTCCGGAAAGGGGTAAAAAGACAAAAGGTGCAGCGTCCTCACGACGCCACACCTCGATATAAATGTAGAAAAAATGTAATCATCTAAAAACTTGCAGTCTATCTGCGCTGCATCATCCATGCCGGCCGTCCATCGGGGCCGATGGTGAGTTTGTAATTTAACTCTACCAGGGTAGCGGCAATCTGGTTGATGCTGATTTCTGCCATATCTGACAGCTCATCCTGAATCTGTTGGGATGTTTTGTAGATAACACTGTCGCTCTCCTTATCTACCGGAAGATATTCCTGGAAGTAACGGAGAAGGATATATTTGTCGAATTTGATTTTATCGGTTGCCATGTTCTGCCTCCTTTCTGTCGTTTAAAGCGCGTTGAATTAAATTACTGAGCTGCTCCATTTCGGGACGAGTGCAGCATAGTTTTTCACTTCCGTACATAAGAATACTATACTGTTCGAACAGTACCGCTTCCTCTTCGTATGCCTGGTATTTATCGACACGGAATATAGGTTGCTGTAAAGAGTCGGTCATCGCAAACCTCCTTTCTTGCAAAGTAAAATGGAACAAGCAAACCAGCAGAGGCAGGCAATGGCGGCCAGCCAATGGGTGAATACGGAGCCAGTTAGGATACTGAAGGAAGTCAGTGCCTGAGAAATAAGCACAGCCTGGCGGTTGGAAACTTTTTCTTCCATGATGGAGGAGAACAATACATTTTCACGGTTAAGCCATAATGATATACGGCTTTGTTTTGCCTGGTTTGCAGGCAGGGCAATTTGATTTTTCATTTTGGTAGACAATTAAAATGAAACAATATGTAATTAAAATTACGGGAAAGGAAACAGAAAAGGTTCCGCTTTCCCGTTGTCTACCACCTGAAACAGGCTGTGGGTGCATTAACACTCCACACGGGGGTCGGAACCTTATAGGTATATAGCCAAAGCTATGGACATAAAAAATGCCCGCAGCAATGTTTATTGGCGAGCCATCGCGCGCCTGTTTCAAATGGTAGACGTTGCAAATGTATGTTTTTGTTTTGGAATGGCAAAAGAAAAAGCGGAAATTTTTTTGAGGTTTCCGCTTTTTATAGAGCCTTTCAGTCATGTTTTCAGTACTTCCTAAGGAGTACTTCAGTACTACCATGGAAGTACTGGAGTACTTTCAGGGAAGTACAGCTGTACTGGCTAAGGAGTACTGGGGATAAGTTAGTTTAGATTATCATTCGCCTTTGAGGGATTTTACTAATTCGTCTTTTGCCTCTTTACGCATTTCTGCTTCCAATACATCATAGGCAATTAAGATGTCCTTGATTCCCTTGATTTCAGAACTTGTAAGATTTCTTGTATGAGAATATTTACCACTTAAACGCATTTTTACGCTCTTACCGTTAACCATTTTTCTTAAAAAGGAAAGCATTTCATCATCAACATTTACATCTATCCATTCCCAAACTCTGGTATCATTCTCTGTTTTTTTATCTCTATACTCATCGAAAGGAACATAATAGGTATTGCCATCATAAGAAAGATATGCTGTATCAAAGAAAATCCAATCATCACCCTCATAAGACATTTTTAAACGTAGCCATAAACTACTTTCACTTTTCCCCATATATATTGAGGTGTGATTCGTATTGGTATAATGAGTGAAATATGGATTATAGAACCAAGTTGTATGATTTATATCATCATATTTCTTCTTCAATTTACTAACAGCCTTCAACCTTGCTTTTTTCTCTTCTTCAGCTTTCTTGAGCTGTTCAGATTCATATTTGGAAACCAAATCTTTCACGATTGTATATTCCTTGGATTCGGGATGATATTTTTCCAATTTGTCCTTGATAGACTTGAGCTCATAAATATCTCCAGCTTTGTATAACTCATCAATGTTTGAGCACAATTTTTCTGGGCTATTTCTGTATCCTTCAAGTTCTGGCATTATCTTATTCAAAGAGTCTCTGAGTTGAGTAACTTCAGATGTCAGACTTTGAATTTTACGCTCCATTTCCCCGTTATTACAAGAAGAAATAATGGTACTACATGTAATTAAAATGAGATATTTTATTTTCATAAGCTAATGATTTGTAAAGTTCGTACTGATTTTTCCCAATTAAGCGATAAATATAAATCCAATCATACTTGTTTATGTCTCAAAATAAATTTTGTTGTTGTGGCTCCTTGGTAGATTCTTTGTATTTCTTAATCATGCCGAGCATCAGTTCATCTCTTTCTATGCCCTGGTTGATTGCTTCAATCATCTGCGGAGTCGTGTTCTTATCTTTCAAGTCCTTCTTGTTCTGACGAAGCTGGCCGCTTGCCCGGGTGTTTAATGATTCAAGTACGATAGATTCTGTAGTGAATTTCAGTTTCCGGTAGGGAGTTGCGCTGGCGTTAATCAGGTCTTCGAGCATCTGGAAGAACTCGTCTTTCTCTCCGTTCTTGAATTTGTTCATCAGGTAATCTGATACTACCACGACGTCAAGGTCTTTGTCGAAGTTCGTGGTTCTGGCATATCCGCCCACATTACCCAGCAGCTGCATGAAGATGTCCAGCCTTCCTGCCATTCCTGGCGAGATAAAGATTTCACGATTGTAGAATGTCAATTCTCCACTGTCCATAAAGGTCTTGAACCACAAAGCGTCGTAGGTCAAGTTTACATTTTCTTTTTTGATAGCCATATTCTTAGTGTTTAGTTATTTCGTTCATAATTTCGCATAATTCTTTCTCGTAAATGAGCCGGATGTTCTTTCCTTTGGCATTGAGTTCTTCAATCTTTTTGAGTTTAGACGGGCCGGCACCTTCTCCGACAATGACAATGTTTGTCTTGCCTGATATTGTCGTATTTATGTCTGCACCGAATGATTTTAGGATAGAACCTAGTTCATCGCGGTCAGGGTAAGCGCAAAAGATGCCTGTAATCACTACTTTTTTCTGGAAGAAAATCGTATCCTTGTTTTCTACGTCTTCTTCGGATAAAGGCATCAGGGTGTCATGGTCGTACTTGCGAGCTTCCTTATTTGCCATTACTTCCTTCAGGTTGTAATGTGCAAGGTCTTTCGCCAGGTGTCCCTGGTAGCAAAGGTAGAGCTTTGCACAGGCTTCCGCATCAGCCAGTGCGTCGTGATGGTTGACAAGCTGGATGCCGTTTTCTTCACAGCATGCTTTCAGGCCTTTGCCGTACAGTTCGAGTGTATCGACGTAGTGGCTTAGGTCAATGCCGGTCAAGCCATAGTATTCCATACAGCTTTTGAAGACGTTGATGTCTGTGGAGCTGTTGTGGCATACAATCGGAAGATCTTCGATGAAGGATTTTAGTAAAGGGAACAATTCGGAGAAGGTGGGGGCATCAGCTACCATCTCATCCGTCAGGCCGTGTACATGGGTGTTACGTTCGGTCCTGGAGTCTGGTATCGGTTTGATAAGTGAGTAGAACTTCTGGCTGATAACCCCGTTGTGGACTCTTACAAGCCCTATGGCGCATACACTGGTCAGTTCCGGTGTCATGGTTTCAAAGTCTATTGCGACAAAATCTTGTGTTTCCATTTGTGTCTATTAAATTTGTTATAAAAATAATAGTCCAAATGTAATAAAATGTTTATTAAGAGGGCAAAAAATAAGCGGAAACTTTTGGGGGAGTTTCCGCTGGAGGATATGGCATATCTAGTTCTTAAAAATGCTGTTTGCTAGATTTTTTGTTGATTTAAATGAATAACCAGATACCATTGTATTATGGTATGACATGAATAAAGCTGAGTCATGGAGATTTTCAAGTATTTGATACTTGATATAGAACTTTTTGGCTTTTTCAAAAACTAAGCTGTTATAGAATAAGATTATTAACTCCGCAGTTGATAGACTTGATTGCAAAAATGCGATGTAACATCGAATACGTTTGTGTAAATCAATCATTTTTCTTCTACGTTCTTCTTTATTATAAGTTCTACAAATGAATCTGATAATGTCTCGTTTGCTCGTATCTATATACTTTAATATATTGTATAAATGTCGGCAATAATGGCCAATTGAAGGAGCATAATAAAGAAAATAGTAGAAATAAACAGCTCGGCATATATCCACTTCGGAATTTTGTCCTTTAATTCGTTTAAAATCTTCTTCTCTTATGCTCATATCCTTAATGATGTCATTTATTAAAATATTTTCCATCACATATTGAGCAGTTGCTTCATCATAAGGATGTGGAATGTTTTTAATATAAATCTCGTCATCAATGATAAACTTATCTCTCATTTGAAATTTATATAAAAGCCTTAAATCCCGTTGTGCGTAGTCGAAAAAGTCATTACCACTGTAAGTGTGGAAATTGCGTTCAAATTTACTTCCATTATATTTTATGTCTCGAAAGTTAGATGAAAGATTTTGTTTAATATTCTGCTGTATATTGAGTAGATTGAAGAATGTATTCTCTAATTGTTTGATTTGTTCCGTATAGCGATTTTCATCTTCAGTCGAAGCTTGACGAGATAATTCTTTTGTTTGTAGTCGAATAGCGGAAAAATAAAGGAAAACTCCAGCTAAAGCCCAGATTGATCCAACAATACCGCCAATAAAATCGCCTACTTGTCCAGTTTGAGCCATATCATCAGCATCCAAGTCTCCCCCAATGCTATATTGAGACCATATTACGCAAATAAAGACTATGCTAATTATAAGCCCGATTATAGTACAGATATAGGCTACGTGCCTAGTCGAAAACTTACGTACACCTGATATGATATAATTCCAAAAGCTTTTCATTTTGTATTCATAAAAAGTCAGCCAGAATTTTTATTCTGGCTGGTATTATTAGTCGTTTATTATTTTTTTAAATTCATCATGGGAACTAGACTGTATCTCATACATTGGTATTCTTAGGAGTTCAGCTATATGTTGTGCATGTTCTCTTTCTATAATTTGCATTTGTTTTATTTGGGAAACATCATAATTTTTTCCATCTCTTTGAAATAAATGCTCACAAATGATTTCTGGATTTTCACAGATGACAACTATTTTCTTGGGATTAATGCCAACAAAAACTTCATTTGGAACTTTTTCAATCTTTCCTCCTTTATTTAATAAACAAAAGTGTCCATCCAGTAAATAAGTTTCATTAGGTTGGATAAGTTTACCTAGGTTCATTAGCAAACGGTCTTGTGTCGCAGAGATATCAGCTACTTGTTTGTTAGATGAATCTGTATTGAAATCACTCCATTTTAATACTTCACTAGCCGATAAGTGGGTGATTTTAAGGTCGGATGCAAGACGTTTGCATAGCGTTCCTTTACCTACCCCATGAACTCCTCCTATAAATATGATTCCTTTGTTCATAATCCTACGAAGTTTAAAGTTGGTTCGCTCTCTTCTTCGATGTATTTAAATGATTGTGGTGCAACGAAAGAAGAGAACATTTCAAAAGGATTTATAGGCTTCTTATATAAAATAGGTTCCTCTATCTGAAGTGCATATCCTTTATCACGCCCTTCGAAATATTGGTCAAAAAATTCTTTGGTTATCCCTGAAACGGCAGAAGTTTTTTCCCATAATTTTTCGGGTGTATCATTTAAAATTGCTCTAACAGAAAACTCACCAACAATCATGCCTTCAGGTTTTGTTGAATAAACTAGAACCTTAGTTACATGTTTAGTAAAAATATTTTTTCTATATTCATATTTCTTTCGTCCTTGAAATATTTCACGGACAAATTCCGGTTTAATCGATAATAAGACTTTCATCTATTTGTCCTCTTTCTATAATATTATTAAACTGTTCATCTGTCAGTTGTAAAAATCCCCAATAAGCATCTCGGGATATACTAACCTCTTCGATCAGCTCTTTTCTTATAATTCTGCGATTAAAAGCCGCATTATATGTCATTTTTATTATCACAGTGTTAGGGTTACGATAAAATTTATTTAGTGTATCTTTATCAAAGATACTGTATAAATTGGTGTATTTGATATACTCATCATAACTTTTAAAATCTTTTGGAGTTTTCACTTCTTCAACAACACAAACAGAAGTTACTACACTTCTATAATCAGCTGGACCTAATTTATCTGACGTACGATAAATAACGATGAGGTCCCCACGATTCATTTGTAAGGCATCTGTCATCCTGCACAAATAAATTTTGTGAATGCTATTTGTATGAGCAACGTCTTTAACAAGCGAATCTTTATCTCTTATTTCCGTATTTAAAATAGAGTCTGGGAATAATATAGTATGATATGTAGGATATATGGATAATAAATATTTTTCCTTTCCTTTTGTATGTAAAAAAGGAAAATCCTTACAGACGTCATCTATATGATTTACCATTGATTTTACATATACGCTTTCAGGATTATCTGGATTGCCTTTGATTGCTTTTTTCTCAAATCCATATTTTTTTAAAAGTTTAATGAGACCTTCATGCTTTTCAAAAATTGTAACATAGATTTCTTCTACTTTTGCATTCAAAGCGTGATGCATTATCATTCTGATAAATTTCTCTCCCACTTTAGTGTTATGAGCTTCTACTTTAAATGTACCTACTTTAAGGCGTTTGGCTTCAGGAAAATTTGGAGTAACGTCTGTTATGGCTTCATCTTCTATTTTCAAGTAAAGGAAAGCTTGCAACGATCCGTCTTCTTTCTTTTGTATGTATGCATTATCTTCACTTTTCTTTTCAAACCATTTTTCAAAACCGTCATAGTCTTCTTTTAGACTGTCAAAAAAAGAATCCCCTAAATTGACTTCTTTAAATTTTACTAATTTCATAATAATCGACTTTTAATTTTGGTGATAACAAAACTATAAAAAATAAACAAACGAATATAAAAATGATTATTAAAAATATAGTTACTATAAAAAGGAACCTCAAAAATAAGAGGTTCCTCATCAATTAGGTCAAAGTAAAGTGTTGAATTAAACAGTGACCGACATTAAATCTTTTGCCAAATCATGTAATCCTCTGGCTATTTTTTCAGCCTGTTGAGGGCGTGGCTTGCTTCTGCCTGCTGCATAATGTGCAAGCTGCTTTTGGTTTATCCCAGTAATAGTTTGTAGAGCAGAAAAAGAGAAAATACCCTGATAATAAAGTAATAGGCTTTGCACGTCAAATTTGTACACAAGCTCATATTCTCCATCAAAGACCGCAGGATATTCATCTCCGTCCTTTTTGGCGCAATCTACATAAAAGCGGATGCTGTCGACAACCTCTTTTTTAAAGTTGTCAAAATCACCAGTAGTAGCTACAATCCACCCAGGGAGCAATTCACATGCACCACTATATCCGTTTTCAGTACGTGCGGTTTCGATAACAACTTTATCCATATAATATTGTATTAAGTTTTCAAATAAAGCGGTCTTATTAAGACCGCCTATGTTGAATTAAAAATCTATTAGAGCAAGCGCTCAGGGTTAAAATTTTAACCCTGATTGCTTTTCAATACTCTTTAGCAAAAATCCCCAAACATCGTCTGAAGGATGACCGTTGACGGTTACTTTTCCTTTCTTGACAGGATGTTTGAATTGACGATGGCTACCTTCTTGATTCGATAGATACCATCCGTCATCCTGCAATTTCTGGAGAATTGCTGAAACTTTCACTGTCTTCATAGATCACTGTTTTAATTCAACAGTGCAAAGATAGTAATTTTACTATTATCTACAAATGAAAACGGTAAAATAATAGTAAAATAGTTATTATTATCGCCGATTTTAGGCGTAGAAAAAGTAAATACCTTATTTCCCGCCGCCCGATTTTGCTTGTGTCAGCAGGCAAAATCGGGCGGCGGGCGGCCGCGACGCTACCCACCTCCCTAAACGCTGCTACGGCCATTTGCAGCCCCTACAGCCTACCTTCGTCCCCGTAGCTGTAATAGCTTCCATCCGTTACTATCACGTGGTCAAGAAGCCTGATATTCATTATTCGTCCCGCTTCCAGCAAGGCATGTGTCAGGCGGTCGTCGTCCTTACTTGGTTGAAAATTACCTGACGGGTGATTGTGGCAGAGTATCATGGATGTGGCACTGCAAGAAAGGGCTTCATGTAAAATCACTCTTACATCTACCTGAGTAGACGCCAGCCCTCCGACTGAGATACGCTGTTTGCGGATGATTCGGGCTCCCTGATTCAGGAAGATAACCCAACATTCTTCTACTTTCAGGTCTGCCATGTAGGGAAGCATCACTTCGTAAACGTCGGCGCTAGAAGTTATACGCTTGTAGTTGTTCTTCCGTTCCTTGATTCGCTTGTATAGTTCAATGACTGCCAGTGCCATATCTCGGCGTGCCGGTGTCAGCAAGTTGCAAATGTCTTCTATCGACACATTGCTGCCGTTCGCTAACATGGCGTTTACCTGATTGCTTGTTTCCTTGTTGTTGGTAAGCTGATAAACTACTTCTGCGTCGCTCAAGTGGCGGCATTCTCCGCAAATTTCGAATAAATCTTTCATGAGTTGTTTATTAAATTGTTAGACAAATAAGGTTTTCGCTAAAAACATTCCACCGATAACGGATGCGCCAAAACTTTCAAGGTGGCAGGCAAAACGAGCGTAGGAGTAACCACGGGTTATCACGTCATCGAAGACAAGCACTTTTTTACCTTTGAAAAACTCCTTGTCGAAGTTGATTACCTGCACGTCGTTTACGTGCTTCCCTGATTTGCTTTCGTGGATTGCCAGTCGTTCACCCTCTACCGTGATATGGCTGTATCCGTTTACCGCTCCCGATAGTCTGGCCACTTCTTCCGAAAACTCTCTGTATCGGATTTCATTTTTCCGCTGGCTGCTGGCTGGGATACAGACAAACACCAGGTCACTCACTGACGTGCCAAACTGCTCACGGATTTTCTTTGCGACAAGCTGGGCTGCTGAAACGGCACATTTACCGTCTTTGAACGCCCAAACGTATTTTCTCACCTGCCAGTCTCTTGCGCTGGCTTGATATTTTGTGGGCAGGTAGTCAAAGAAGTTGAACATGTACTTTCTGCACTGGTTTAGCATGGATTCGGTAAAGGTTTTCATATCAGTGGTTTTTGGAGTTTTATTCTTGAACCTCGAGCCGAGGTAGTGAGCCTTTTTTCTGCTCTTCCTTCTCTGAGGTTTTTTTATTCCGTCGCCTTTCGCTGTCGGTTTGTTTCGCCTTTTTACACTGCCTCAAAAGGTGTTGCCAGCCGTGAAAGACAAGTTTTCACCGTAAAGCCCTGCCTTGAATACTACCCTGGAAGGGTGGAGATTTTTACAGTGAACAGCGCCTGAACTTGGCATACGGCAGGCAACATTTACCTTTGCAGTGATGAAAAGGCGTAACCGGCAGTGAGAGGTGACACCGATATGAATTCCGAAGAGAAGAACAGAAGAGCAGTCAAACAATACATAGCTTTAGCTATACCGCCAGTAGGGAAAGCAATGGGGCGGGTGGGCCGCTGCGTGAACGCTATCTCCAGCACAGAAAGACTACAGAGTGTCTTTCTACCTTGTTACCCGGAAAATCTTCAGGATTTTTCGGGCGCCAGCAGGTTGTGCGGCAGCAAATTAGCCTGAAAGAACAGGCCAAAACAGGGGGATTTGCTTGGATTTTCCGGCCATCCGAAACGAAAACGGCACACAATCAAACGAATACGCCCACCAAACACCGCATTTTATGCGGAAGTAGCGGAAGCTACCCCCCACCGCCCTACGCCATAAACCTAATTAGCACCTTTGAAAAAATCGGAATATGTAACGGCACACCTTTCTACGCGCACGGTACACGCCAACTCGCGCACAAAAAAACAGCCCCGACAACCATCTGCACGGTCATCAGGGCTTACCCTAAGAATAAAACTAATTAGCTTATTGAAAACTACATAGAGGATGTCACAAACATGTCGAATGTCATCTGGGGGAAACGCTCACAGCCGATACACAGCGTATCGAATGCATCCGAACCGTCCGTTCTCGCCTGGAGCTGGTCTTCTTCTGTCTCTGCCAGCTTTTCACCTCGCTTGTCTTTGCCTCCGTTGTACACGCCTGCAGTCTGCACGGAGATAAGCAGGTCTTCGTTGTTCTGTTCATTGAAGAAGGGAATGAGCTTAGCCTTTCCGGCAAACATACGGTTGAGGAGCAGCCACTTCTCGATGTGCTTCATCGGGTGACCTATATAGACAGAACGCACCTCCCAACCTCTGTCCTGGAAAGCACGCTCGATGACGTAATGAAAGTCTTCGTCATTGACCGCATAGTTTGAGCCTAAGGCCGTACTGTCGTAATAGAATATCACTTCCTTGCGTCGCTGGTGTCGGTAATACTTGCAGAAGTCATCCACCAGGGCCTCGAGCTTACGCTCGTATTTTACCCAGAAAGACTTAATCACCTTCAGCCGGTTCCGGTCCGGCTGGCCGGCTACCAGCCAGTTGATGTTCGCGTTGAAGTCAAAGGCGATGCAGATGGGCTTATCCCTATCGAGGTCAGCATCCATCAGGCAGGAAGGCTCCTTGATTTTGTCGAACTGATATTCCAGGCTGTCCAGGTAGCTGAAGTCTGTCGCATTGTATTTGTGCCCTTCTGTCATACTAGAGTAGAAGCCGTCTCGACTGATACCGATACGTCGGCAGAGGATGGCCGTCTGAAAGGTAAGTGGGGGAAGGTCACGCTTCATCTGATTAATGAATGCTTCACCCAGCAGCTGCATGTTCTCAATCGTGGAGAACTCGCGGTACAGAACTGCCACAGAACCCATGCGGCACACGTCACGGTTCAGGGTACGCAGATAATCCTTCAGGTACAAAGGAACCGGTTCTGATTTAGCCTGAAGGTCGCGGATGCGTTTCTTCGTCCGCCAAATCTCATGTACTGTTGCCTGGATGACTTCAATCAGTTCCGGGTCGCACTTCTTTTCGTAGTCCAGGAACCAGGAACCTTTCTTTGTGACCGGCATATCGGAGGTAATCAGTATGCCATGGTGGAAGTAGTGATGGCCGAAATACTGCTTGTTACCACGGTTTGCCGGAAGAGTTTCGTCTTTCAGTTGCTCGAAGTCGATGTACTTTGCTTCATCGATGTCCAGGTAATCCAGTGAAAAGGAGTTGGATGTTCCGGAACGGTCCTGGCTGATGATGTAACCTATCGAGCCGTTGTAGAAGGAAATGACATTCTCCCAGTTGTCGGGCTGGAAGATGGGTTCACCCCATCCCCAGGACTTCGGCGGTTTCTTGCCGATAGTCCAGTGTACGTCGCGCTTGAAACCCCAGCGTTGCCAGTGTATCAGCATGGACGGGATGGTGTTGGTGAGGGCACGCTTACAGTTGGCCGCCACAAAGCCGGTGATGCTTCCTGGCATGCGCTGCATGTTGCGCAGGTTGATGGCGGCATGAATCGGACCTTTCCCCCAACCACGTCCGGCACAAAGTACTATGTCTTTTGCCGGGGTGAATAGGACCTGCTGCTGGGTGTCATGGAAGTATTCTCTCATGGTTCGGGTGCCTCCTGTGATTTTTTAGGGTTGAAAATGTCGTCTTCGTTGAAGTCGGCATCCTCAAACTGGATGTCCTGAACATCCTCATTCATGTACTGCTTTATCTTATCCGCAATGCGCTGCCGGATGTTCGGTATCGGTTTGATTCCGATAATCGTCGGGTCGCTGTCCGGCTGGAAGGGTTGCACGACAATCTTGTCGTAGCCTAAGTCCTTGGCATCTTCCTTGTCGAGCTGCATGTATTTGGCGTAGTAGTTGTCACAGGCGGCCATCGCCCGGGCGTCCTTCATGCGCTTGGCCATCTCGTAACTCTCTTCGTTGCGCTGGATGAAGCGGTAACGATGGTAGTCCTTGGTGGCCTTGTTCAAATCCCCCAGCAGGTATTTGATGATGCGGATGTCTTCGTAGGCAGCTGACTTCTGTATCTGGTATCGCTTCTGAAGCTCGAGCACTATTTCCTGTTCCCGTATGCGCGGGTACTGGAGCCAGTAATTATACATGTCCCGAAGCCGGAGCAGACGCTGCTGGATGACTTCGGGAATGTTACGCTCTCGCATCTCGTCGACCGAGGCGAAGAGGTTTTCTTTGGCAATATCAATCGTTGCGGGTAATGGCATAGTTATAAATCTTCGTCGGAATCCATGTCACGGATGTAGGAACCCACAAGCTGCACCGCCAGCGGGCTTCCGGCTTCGGCCAGCTCCAGCTCGTTTTGCCGGATTTGCAGTGCCCGTTCGGCTTTCCCTTTGCGGTAGGCTATGCTGACCGGATGGGATTTGTCGGAAATGATTTCTCGCAGACGGCGTTCGTCTACGTCCATCAGGACTGCAATGTCTGATACCGGGGTGAGCATCGTGGCAAGTTCTTTGATTCTGTCAATCTGTGCTGAAGTGAATTCCATTGAGGTGTATGCTACGGATATTAATAATCTCTGAAAACTGGTCTCGTAAGGTAAGGAAGATGTCGGGTTGCGTCGTGATCATCGCACATTCGGTCCGGTTTCCTCGCGTCTGGTTCTGGCTGGTAACGACTGTAACCATCCAGCGGTCGTTTTCGATAAGCAGTACCTTGGAGTGATTCTCCGTGAGGTACACATCATCGAATACGGAAGACATAAAGGTGTACAGATTTACAGTCTTCTTAGCTGCCTTCAGGTCGGCCATCAGGACAGAGTGAAGAATCAGCTGCCGTTTTCGGAGGGAGAACAATCTGCGTAAGAACTCCTCGGAAGTAGAGAAGGTGGACACGTAGACTTTAGCCGGTCCGGTCTGTGACAGGATGAACTCGAGGACATCAAAAAGCTGAAGCCGGTTATCCAGGTACGCCTGTAATGGCACATCGGATAACGGCTTCAGCAATCGGTTTACATGTTTCATGCTTTCAACCCTAATTCACGTAAGGCATTCACCTGGTCTTCTCCTACGTTGTTTCCGGTGGAGATAAGGAAGTCGTATCTCTGCTGTACTTTGGCCAGCAGCTTCTCGTACTTCTCCTGGTCTCCGGATTCCTTCAGCTCTGCCAGTTTCTTCTTGTTATCTGACAGATAGCCGCGGGCTGCACTGACTTTTTTGGCCATTTCAGCGGGGTCTTCAGGTGATTCACCTTCTGTACCGCCGGCACCCTGAGTGTCCGGATTGAAATGGTCGTACTTGTTCATGTTATCCCGAAATCTGGCATCCAGCTCTTCCAGTTGCTTCAGGTATTCGTACCTGTCGCATGGAAGAGCATCCTTCATGGTTTTCAAAGTCTCAAAAGTCTGCTTCAAACGGAAGTAGATGTCTTTGTTGTCTTCCCACAGCTGACGGATTTCTTCGGGTAGTGAATCATGATCCGCGCGTTTGCCTTTGGCAATGGTCGCCTCTTGCGGTGTGTCGTCGTCAGAACTGATTTCAGGCTGGAAGGTGGCCAATGTTTCAGCTACGGCCGGGACCAGCTCTTTGTCCATCTTGACCACGTCTTGAATCGTCTTTCTATCCAGGCGGATGGCCAGATGTTTCTTCAGCTCATATTCAATCTTGCTTGCAAACTTCTGCGGATTGTGGGAAATATTCTGATAAAGGATGCGGTTACGGGTCAGCTTGAGCACCATTTCCGCACCTTTCATCAGGTCACGCTTGGCCGGCTCCGTATTGAGCCAGCCTTGCATGTTTATGGTTAACTGTTCATCTATGTACATAATTGTAGCCTCCTATTATTATACACCCGGAAGGATTGCGCTACCATCCGCTCCGGAGATGTCGCCATCTTCTGTTTCGATTTTACCTGTGTAGAACGGTGACGGGCAAATGTCCGTACACTGTGCCGTGAGGGTAGTTCCCGCTGTACCTGTTTCTCCTTCGCCGGAGGTCTGGGAGATTGTTGTATCAGGATCATAAGCTTCTGAACCTACCACGCGAAACTTTCCGTTACGCTGCTGGCATAGATAAATCATCTCATCATTATTTGCCTGTCGGCAAAATCCTGATGCTTCTTCGTCTGTACCTGCATATAACAATGTGGCTTTGTTAAGAATCGTTTTGGAAGGCTTTTCACCTTGCGAATCAGAGGTAATGTTGGATTTGGTGGTCAATACCTCCAGGTACTGCCATTTCTTGTCTGCCGCCAGCACAAAGTCGCCTTCGTATGTGGCTAATGCAGCCATGCTCTCCGCTCCGTCAATGTCAGGAAGCACCGGCCATTTTTCAATCCAGCTTTTCGGAATGAAGAAAACCTTACGTCTGATACCTGGCTGCGAGGTTTGACCTGGACACCAGGAAAGGGATTCGTACATCCCTTTGCTTGTACAATCTACTGCCATAATTTACCCTCCTATGCCAGCGAGAACCGGAGTTGTACCGTCGATGGTACCCACCAGCAGACGCTCTTTAGAAATTGTTTCAAATTCAGCACCAAAAAACATGGTAGCAACAAAGTCAAGTTTGAATGGATGATGCTTTTCTACCAGAATCGTTTCCTTATCAGCACCATTACCGTAACCAACAAGCATATTACTTTTTGTAGTAAGGTGAATGAAAGCGGAACCGGCTTTGTTAGCCAGAGGAACCAGCTCACATCTATTGTTAGAACTTTCGAGAAACGTCTTCTCAAATGACGTATTATAAGGAACATGGCCAACGGTAGCCTGATAATCGTCTACATAGTTGTCATAAACACCCTGAGGAATAAACAGTTTAGTTTGAGTTTCTCGCAATACAGGGTCGGCAGCACGGTAGAATTCCTTTAAAACATCCACAGCATTGTCTTTGCTGATAGCCTCGATAGTAAACATGTTTTTAAGGTCTGCAGAAATCTTGGAAGCATCCATTTCTGTTTTTGTGATGGTATCAAAACCATTAAAAAGGTCTTTTGATTTTGTTCCACTCTCATTACGTTTAGCAGACCATAAGACAGCATTAAGATTAGCTCCGAGTTTAGCAGAAAGGAAAGCAAGAACCTGACGGGTGATGTCGACATTCTTTAAAGCTTCCCCCTTTGAAATCAAGTTGCCATAAACTGTTTGCCATACAGAGTTCGGGGAAAACTTTTTCACTACGCTACCTAAGAAAGTCTCTAATGTACGCGGATCAATGGATACACCATTTTCATCAACACGCCCTTCATCATACGGTCCGAGTTCAATGTCACCATTAACTTCACCTACAGTCTCTTTCCCTATAACACCAGGTCTCTGAGACATGTGCTGCAAAGTTGAAGCCATGGCAAGAACAGGCATCATAAGCAATTCTTTTCTATATTTGACAGCCGACTTGGCAAGCTGTTCATCAGTAATCTGTACGTAACCTTTTGTATCTGCCATATTATAACAATTCTTTTACGTTGTTGAACATTTCTTGTGCTGTGTTGAGCTTTGTGAGGTCATCATCCTCACCTTCGTCACCATTAATGTGAGTAGTGTCTTCACCATCGTTCTTTTTCAGGTTCTCATTCTGCTTCTTCAGTTCCGAAATCTGATTGTCTTTATCAGAAGATTCCTGTTCCAGATTGGTGATGCGGTCATTGAGGGCCTTGACCTGTTCATCGGTAAGCGTTACCTTACCATCCTTGTCAACTTCCACACCCTCGATTTTCAAGATGGAATTGACTTTCTGATAATCCTTTTTCATTTGTGTTGTTGAATGATTGAGTGGTTTATTTTGTGCCTGTGGAGTATCCGGCTGGTGTCCCTTGAAGAATTTGTTCACGAAATTGTTGAACCAACTGGGTGCGGTTTCTGCTTCCGGACTTTCGGTCTTGTCCTCCATCGAAGGCAATGCCGGAAGATGGAACATGTTGAAGCGGGTCTTCATGGCATCGTCGAAGTTCAGTTTTGAGCCGTCTTCTACGATTTCGTCAATGAATCCGTATTCAAGTGCTTCCTGGGCAGTAAGCCATCGTCCTTCTTTCAGGATTGGAAGAATGTCATCTACTTTTTTCTTGCACTTGTTGGCATAGAGGTTGGCCAGCACCAAGTCCATCTTGTCATTCTCCAGCTTGTTAGCCTTCAGGTCGTCGATAAGCTGCTGAATCTGGTCGGCATTGTAGTTGCCCCAGGCATCCACCCAGTTTGACACCTTATGAATAAGATAGAATGCATATCTGGACATGCAGGTTTTCTTGGCACCGGTAGCCAGGATGGTAGCCGCGCTGGCTACGTATCCATACAGGTAGCAAGTCACGTTGCCGTGATCAAGAAACTGCTGCCGGATGTCGAGCGCATCGTCCACCGAGCCACCGAGGGACGATACACGCACATTGACAGGTTTGTTTTTCAAACCTGACATTTGGCTTCGGATATAGTTCTTCGAATATCCCCAAGGACCGATGTGTGAATCAATACTAATACTATAATCCATGTTGTCGAAAATTAGTCTACGCAATATTATACCTTATATATATTGCATAAAAAGACTCTAATCTAATATGGCAAGCATCGGAATAGGGGAGGTCAGGGTTACTATGACGGTAACACCTGCCCGTCCACTGGCTGCGGACGGAAAAGTCTCTTCGTTTTGTATGACGGGGTAGGGCTTTTCGGATGAACCAATCAGGAACTGGGAGCCGGTGACGGTTGTTACCTTGAAGCAGAACTTTTTGGCACCAGGTAGCAGCTTCTTTGACCGGAACATGGTGAGTTTGGTAGTGAAAATGCGTTGTTTGTTCTCGATTTTGTCGGAAATCTCGACTGAACTCAGCCCGATGGTTGAAATTGGGCTGAATTGCTGGTAGACATTCAGCCATACTCCCCGGTCGGCTATGATGTCTGAATGCTGAAGGTGATAGGCCTCGATGCATTCTACTTTTCTAATGTTCTGAATCAGATGTACCATGATTATCGTTATTGGATTATGTGTGTTCGGTGTTGTTTGGGTTTGTACAAAAATGGCCTACTCATCCGAGTGTTTTCTGGTTAAAGAACCTAAAAAGATACCTCTCCGGCTATAACTGGTCCTCATACGGTAGTATTTCTGTCTGACAGTCTCCGAATAGTCGTCATCGATGCCGTGCATTTCACACCAGGCAGCGATGGTCTTGTTCAGGCCGCAATCGCGCTTGGTCAGGTCGCTCATCTCATTCCAGAGGTTCGCCCGGAACAGGTCTTCGATGGTCTCCTTTACAGCTGCCTTGGCTTTTTTGCCCAGGTAGTTATAATATTGCGGCGGTTTGGCTTTGCTGTCGGGAATGACGATGGCTGTCAATTCGTCTTCTGCCATTTCCGGCTGAACTTCCGGTGGCCTTTTCCGGAGGAACCGGCGGATAACAGCATTCTCATTACTCTGCGGTGGAAATACCACCGGATTTCCCAGGCTATTGTGAAGCCATTGCTTTAAATAAGGCTCCAGTTTAATATAAAACACAATGTGGCTCATAATGAATTGATTATCTATTACAAATATAATATATATTACTTTTTAGATAAATAAATATGCTATTAATGTGCTCCAAAAGCAAAAAGTATATTTCCAGATATGACATACTTTTTGCCTTCTACACCTTCTACACTTTTCTACAGAAAATAAAATATACTGGTAATCAATAGTTTATAATTTTATAAGGCTTCTACAATTGTAGAAATTATGTAGAAAATGAAGTAATTTGTAGAAGGTTTTAACAAAAACGGCATTTTGTAGAATTTTGTAGAAGGTTTGTAGAATGTATGTAGAATATATAAATATCTCATTATTAACATTGTAGAAGGTGTAGAAAGTGTAGAAGCCTTTTTTACCCCATTTGAAAAAGGGTGAGTACTGCTCCGGGCATATAAAAAAGGCGCAGCGTCCTCACGACGCCACGCCTTTCTACAACTCTAAAACTATTTTTATTACTCATCTAAATCATCACTTGTGGTCTCATTGCCTTCCACCTCTACCTCGAGGTTAATATTATAAGTATCCCTAATCATCTTGTAATCGAAACACAGGGCAATGTCCGGTGTCGAAGTTTTTTTGTAGGATATTCCTCCGGTGGGAGTCGTTTCTATTTTCTGAACTTCCACACCACGCTGTATGTTTTTGAACCGGACTGAGTTCTTTTTACCCATGTATTCCTTGGAGTTCTCCAGGTAGTACACCAGCGAGCCTTCCGGAAGAATTGAATCGCCAACCTGCTTGCCGAACTTTTTATACAGCATGAAGATGCGGTTCTTGCGCATCATCAGGATGGCCTTGGGTTCCTGGTACTGCTGTTCAATCTTTATCAGGTTGCTTTTGAACTTATTGACATATTCTATACGGTAGTCACCTTCGATAAATATCTCACCATCCTGCTGCAGATAAGATACCACATTCCAAAAGTTGGCCAGTTCATTGTTGCTTTTACATTCTGCGTTCTGACGTACTATGCCATCCAGTGTAACCTTGCGAATATCCTGGTATGAAAACGGCAAGTCAAGCACACCCTCGAGTGTTCTGAAGGCTGCCAGTGGTATGATCCAGTTACGCAAGATTCGGTCTTCCACTTTCTCCGCCCCCAGTCCTTCAATAATGTCTGACAAACAGGAATGAAAGTTGCTGACGAACTGTTGCTCCATCTTGGCCCGATGACGCAATATCTGAAGGGTCAGGTGTGACAGGCCTCGTTTGCGAATGTCTACCAGTTCGCTGTATCGTTTCTTTTCCGCATCGGTAAATTCTGATTTGGAAAACGTCAGGAATATAAGTCTACTGAAGAGAGCTATATCAGCTGTTGCCATCTCCTGTCCGGAAAGGATGACTCCTGAGTCAACGGCTGTTATCTCACGCTTCTTGTCTCTGTCCATGTTGATACGGCTGCGCCCGGCTCCATCCCATAAACCTTTCAAGTATTCGCGTTTGTCGATATCAATGTTATTTTTAAACTCATCAATATGTACCAGGGCGTTTGAACATTGTGCTACCAGCTCGGCCAGTGCCGGGATAGTGGCATTCTGAATGTTGGGAGGTGTGTTGTCGATAATGAACAAGGACATCAGGCTGTGACCGAGCTCTGACTTTCCAGAACCTTTCGGCCCGAACAGGTTCAGGATGGGGAAGCTCTTGGTATAACCGGTAATCACATCGCGGAACAATGTGGCCAGGAGGAAGCAGATGCCCATTTTTGCATTATCTCCGAAAACTCCTACCAGTTTGGAAAAGTAGTCTCTCATGGTGATGCCTGAGTAGTTCAGGTGGACAAATCGTCGTTCGAACTGGAACAGCTTGTCATCGTCCCGGTAAATCAGACTGGAGGCCGGAAGGTAGTAGTTTCCTTTATCGCCCAGGCGAACAATGCCATAATCATCTACCGGGTGCCATTCGGTGTCAAATACTCCATTGCCAAACGCATAGAATCCTTTGCGCTGCCACCCTAACTGGGTAATCTCCACCGCGGTTTCCGTCTGCTCATAGAGATACATCTTCAGGCGTGTCATTTCTTTTTCGGTAGCCAGCCAGATATAGTTACCTAGTCCTTCAACTTTCTGTTTGAACTTTGATAACGACACCAGGTCTTCCTGCTTCATCTCCACGATTTCCTCCTGGCGGTTCTGGTTCTTGATGCGGTACAATCGCTTGGGATTAAGAGAGTCCTTGATGTGAAACATCGGTTGCATCACGAAGTTTGACCACTGATATTCTTTCCCGTCGTTGGTCGAGTAATAACAGTTGTTGGACTCAAAGAACCCATATTTGGCCAGCAAATCCCGGTTGATGGTCTGTGTCTTGTCTGCCCTGGATTCGGAAATTTTCTTTTTTTCACGGTTGATGGCCGTAAGCCAAAGATTCTTATGGTTATAGATTTTCTTCAGCTGCTCCAGGTACATCTGTTCTTTGACTTCATCGCCAACCATGGCCACCATCTGGGCGATCTTGGATACGGCTGAACTTTTGTCCTCGGTGGTACCGTCAGCCTTGAAGGCATATCCGGCATACCAGGTGATGAAATCTACTTCGTCAAGGTCTTTGAACTTGGTACGGCTGGTGCAGTAAGAGTCCGGATCATTTTTCGTATTTCCGTCACCACAGGGAATCTCCTTTACGGATACGGAGAAACCGCACTCCATAGCCAGTTGGCCGGACTTGATGACGGCTGCTATTCCGGTACCGTATTGTTCGCCTGGTTTGATGGTGTCCGCGTCCGGAAGGAAGCAAAGGGAAGTGGCATACCTTTTAATCTGGTAGAACTGTTTCTTTGTCCAGGCAGCACCCAGTGAGGCAATGGTGTTGTTTATTCCGATGGATTGCAGGCGCATTACATCGGGGGCACCTTCCACACAATAAAATTTTTCTTCTTTGGCGGCCTGCCTGATGGCGTTGTCAATACCAAATATGCTGTCTGACTTGTCATATATATCGCTTTGACAAGAATTGAGGTATTTGGGGGTACCATCCACTTCGCTCATGTCGCGGGCAGTCCACCCGATGATGTTCCGGAACCGGTCGCGGATGGGTATCATGATACGGTCACGATAGAAGTCATAATATCCGTCACCCTCCTTGCGCTTCCGGATCAGTCCGCACTCTACCATCAGGTCGGCAGAGTATCCGGCATTGATGGCTGCGTCTGCAAAAGCGGACCAGGAAGGAAGTGCATAACCGATACCCTGTTCATGAGGATATTGCTCACCCCATCTCTGTTTGATTTTGGCCCGTGCAGCGTCAGCTTCTGTTTTTTGCAGGTTCGCAAGAAAGTATTGAGCCGCAAATTCATTTATTGCGAACATGGACGCACGTTTGCGAATAGCCTTTAGCTCTTCCGGATTTTTCTCTTCTTTCTTGTCTTCTATATCGATGCCGTATTTGTCGGCCAGCCAGTGACACGCCTCTGGGAAGTTCATGTTATTTATTTTCTCCACAAACTTAATGACGTTGCCACCTTCTTTGCAAGCACCGAAGCAGTACCATAAGCCGCGTGCCTGGTCTACCATGAAGGACGGGGTGTCTTCCTGATGGAACGGACAGCATGCCTTGTATCTGACTCCGGACCGTTGTAGCTGGACGAATTGTCCTACTACGTCTACTATGTCGGCACGGTCAAGAATCTTTTCTATGTCTGAGTTGGAAATCATGTTTTAGAGTGTTTTGGATACCGGCAAATATCAGGTATTTGCCGGCTTTATAAAAGATAGATTAGAAGTGTATGTCGTGGTCACGCAGACGGGTATTGTTGTTGATGTTGTAACAACGTCCATAGCCATCCCATCGGACTCGTTTTCGCCGGGGTGTATTTTTTGAGATACCGTTATTCAACGATTTTCGGCATATTATGATGTAACCGGTCACCTTACGTACCAGCATGTCAGAAGTGTAATAGACGTGCTCAATTTGTTTGGTATGGAAGACGGATTCCCATTCTTCCATTTTGTGTAATTTCATGTTTTCCATACTCATCCTTTTAATTCGTGTTGTTCATTCTCTGTGTAGCCTTGGTATTCCTGGTAATTACATGGTATTCCTTTTTCCCGGCAATTTTTCACGTATGCAGCCCATTTCTTAGCTTCCGTTACGTCAATTGGATTGCGTAGAAAAGCATCTTTCCACGGCAGAATGAAGTCCTGAAAATCATGTTTGTTTGTTATGAAGTAGATAGCATTAGATATATCTTCTCTCTCCCAACCCTCTTCTTCCAATGGGGTATCACCCATTTGGGAATATATGTTGGCCACTTCCTGCAGCATCTTGCTGAACTCTTTGTATGTTGCTAAATTTCGAGGTTCTTTATTCATGGTTATTATAATTTATTTTTATACAGCACTTTTCTAACCTTAACAAAAGAATTAATCCATAATGGGTCAATCCCATATTGTCTGAAGAACCTCATAATCTTACGAGCATGATACTTCTGCATTCTGCGTTTCTTGATATATGTGAGATGATTAACAAAAACAATATCCTTTTTCTTTGTCATAATTCAAAATTGTTATACCAGGTAATAATTTGACTTGTATTCTTGAGGTTTAGTTTTACCTTAATTGCCTGTATGGTATTGTGTACCGTATGGATTGAGATATATAATCTGTCTGATACTTCTTGCGGGGTCAGTCCTTCGGCTAGTGCAGCTGCTATTTGTAGCTGTCTTACGGTAAGGGCTGATGTACGTTTGGGATTGCATATCACATTCTCATACTGACAGTCACCGGAACCTCTCAGAGGACAATGTACTTGCTCGATATTGATATTCCCGTCGATAAAATCTATCTTTTGGGTATCCAGTTCTCCACAATTTATGGGGCATAAAACGATAGGGCATAATGTGGTTGGTGGAAAAAATGGGTAAACCTATTTGAAACCAAAGGGTTACGGGAGAATGTCGCAAAGGGCATATAAAAACGAAGCGTTTACATCGCTTTACGTTTGGCTTACACCGGGCTTTACACTGAGGCTTACATTGAAGTGTTTGCTTTACATGCTCTTTGATTAATGGGGGAATATGAGGGGGTATTGAATGATGTTGCGGCAGCCGTGATTCGGCTGTTTTTTTATGGTATTTCTAATAAAGCAATATATAAAATTATTCCATATAATTATTATTTGGTATATTTGCGGTATAAATTATAAAGTAAATGGCAAAAGTTATACATGTTCATTTGATAGGAAAACGGCGAGATTACTATTTTGCGAGTATTACAGCCGTATATGACGTGCTGACGGAGGAAGAAGTGGGAGTGAAAAAGAGTTATTTGTTACATGCCGGGCTGTCAGGAAACGGCACTGTGACCACTAAAACCGCTATAATCAAGCAATCTACGCTTATACGTGGGAACCGTAAGAGCAAAGACGATAAGGGCTGAAACAGCCTAAAAACGCCCTGTTATGGGCGATTGGTAGGAATAGAGTAGGGGAGGCACGTTGCACTCCCCTTTTTTATGCCTTAACGTGTCGTTATTTTGCTTTAGGGTTACAATAAGGGTTACACTTTAGGGTTACATTTTTATAAAGTTTAGGGTTACATTTAGGGTTACATTTTTCAAATTTCAGACCCTCGAAAAAAATATGTAACTGGATGTAAAACCTTTGTTTTTGGCTATTTTGTTTTCTTTATCGTGGGGTAAATGCCATTTTATAAACCGATTACACCTTATTATATAAAAGATAATATGCCTATTTACAGTGCTTTATGTCGTTTTATCTTCTTAAATATCTTGTTATGTGCGTGCGTGATGGATGTTTTTACTATTCAAGGCGTACAATACCTCGTACAAGTGCCACACCATTGAATTGGTCTTTTGATAGTTCGAATGGTGGGTAATTGGTATTGTCAGAGACGATTCTTATGTGATTCTCGTCAGATCCGGGCATGATACGCTTAATGAGTGGCCCTTGCTTTGTATCTAAAACGTAGGCTTTGTTCCATTGGAAGAATATGTCGTTTAACGTAACCCGTTGGCAAGCTACAAGATCCCCGGAATAATATGTTGGCTGCATGGAATCTCCCTTTACCTGTATCAAAAAGTCTGCACCTTTGAAGGCAGGTATCACATATCGTTCACATTCAAACTCCATGACAGCGGTTTCCTCTGTAAATGCTCCTGCCATTGCGCTTAATGGTATAAGAGGGATGCCTTCCTGGTTGTTTTCTGATGTCTGATGAGCGATAGGCAGTGTGTCTTTAGGCTGTGGGGAAGATTCTTCTTGCATCTTACACATTTTACCTCGTCCAGTCAATAACCAATCAGGATTTAGATCAGGATATGCTAATAGAATTTTTTCTATATTGGCGGCATTCATTCCTTTGTTTGAACCTTTGGCTTTTCCTATAAGACCAACTGAAAGACCAGCATTAACGGTCATCTGGTTGTCGTTAATGCCCTTTTCTTGCATATAATATTGAAGTCTTTCTATAAAACTATTCCCTGTATATTGATTTTCCTCCATAAAAAGTTTGCTGTATTGAATTTATTCTATATATTTGCAGCGTGTTAAAGATATTAACAGCGGCCAAATATACGAAATTGGCCTGAGATTAACGAATTTTAGAAATTAAAGAATATGAACGAAGAAATCAAAGTATGGCAGACCCAGAGCGTGAAACACAAGGTGGCCATGTTGCTCATAATGGACGGTATCAGTTTTGGCTATAACGAGGAGGACGGTATCGTATTTACAGCACCGGAAAGTTATGTGAAAAGAATGGTACAAAGGCTGATAAACTGCTACGGATGTAGTCTGAAGCCCATTATTAACGAAGTGGAAGGCAAGTGATATGAAGGCTAAATTCGAGAAGGGACAGGAGGTACAGGTTACCAAAGCCAACGGCGAAACCGTGACCGGTGTCATAAAAGGCTGGGATTACAACTGCTGCACCTTTGACGTGCAGTATGATGTGGATTATGTGAAGGACGGCAACGTGTGGACGCTGATATGTGTGCCGGAAGAATGTATTGAACTAATATAAAACAACGATATGGCAAAAGAATTAAAAGATAAGCTCGGATTTGTAGCAATGCAAGTCAGAAGTTGGATAGATGTCCTTGTGTTACAAGCTGACCAGCACACAAAAAGCATGAACGAGGATTATGAGTATTTCTTTCGTTGGTATTCAGAAGACATGTATAAGATTCAGGTAGAATTATTCTATTATCGGGAACTCCAAAGGGAAATCAAAACAGACAGTCTTCGCGAAGTGCTTTCCTACCTGGAGGGTAAAGTAAAGGAGTTTGAGGATGAATTGTTAGTGGGAGGATTACGCCAACATAGTACCAGTTCCTCTACCAATCTTGCCCATACTTTAAAACTGGAAGCAAAACAGCATTTGAGAAAGAGATTTCAACGTTTGATTGATAACATAAAATAGATGCGGATATGAAAAAGCAGATATTGACAGACAGGGCTGAGAAGGCATACCTTCAGAAGCTGTTCGAGTGTACCAACGTGATGGTGTGGAAGGCTCTTACATTTAACAGTGACAGCGATTTGGCCAGACGCATACGTGTGGCGGCCTTGAAACGCGGCGGCAAGCTGTCTGGTGCCGATATGCCGGAGATGGAGACCTTCCATGATACGGAGACTATGACACAGACATTTGGACCGCGTGTGAAAATCGTAGCCTACAAGAATCGTGACATGGTAGAGGTTGTGGTGGATGACAAGGTAAAAATAAGAAAGCAGGGGCTTGGTATCCCTGGTCTTATGGAACTGCAAGGGGAAGTACAACTGATGGCCTCCTCGCTGTGAGGAGGTCGTTATGGAGTACTACGGAAAGATATTGTGCATATCCGCAAGGGATTTGACCTATGACGACCGTCCGGTCAAAAACAGCGGGAACGCGGATTATAGCGGAAGCCGGGTACTGAAAGGAGTCCATCCTTCCATATTGTCTGACGAGGAACTTGCTCCTATCATGACGGAAGCCAATTACAAGCAGTTGAAAATGAGAGGTCAGATTAACGTGGTGCGCCCCGGTAAAGGACTCGGAAGCTATGCCCTTGTGGAAGTGGCGACCTTGCCACAGCGTTTCAAGGATAAAATCAAACAAAAATACGGAGATATGGAAAGTAATATATTACGTGACTGGTTCGGTTCTCATTACGAGATAGATGCCAAGGCCCGTGCATTTTATACAAGATTCAGGTTTGAGGACGGCAGCCCTCTTCCTCCGGAACATATAAACGAGTACACGATAAACGCCTCCGTGCTGCAGGCGGTGTTGGCCGTCATGAACGACACGAGGACCATGCGTCAGGCCATGCAGAACAACCGGATAAACTGGGGAGAGATGGCCGGGGCAATCAGTTATTACCAGGCGGAGTTCGGCCATACGCTGCCTTTGTCCCCGACACGTTTTCAGAAGAAAGTAAACGAGTTCCGCTCTGCCGGATATGAGTGCCTTATCAGCAAGAAGTTCAAGAACCAGAACACACGGAAGGTCAGTTATCCGATAGAAAGGCTGATATTGAGCCTTGACAGTCATCCTACGCGTCCGTACAACACGACGGTGGCGGAAATGTATAACATGTTCGTATGCGGAGAGATTGAGGTGTTTGACCCGGAGACGGGAGAGGTATATAACCCTTCCCAGTTCACGGACAAGAAAGGGAATCCGCTCGTTTTGAGCGAGGCCACGATAGCCAACTACCTGAACAACCCCAAAAACAAGGCCTTGCGTGCCAAGCAGCATGACAGCCAGTGGGAGTTCAACAACGAATACCGTCCGCACCATCTGCGTCACAGCCCGTTCTTTGCCTTCAGTAAGGTTTCGTTGGATGACCGAGACCTTCCCCGGAAGATGCACAACGGCCAGCGTGTCAAGGCATATTACGCTTACGATGTGGCTTCGGGATGTGTAGTGGGATATGCTTACAACAGACTGAAAACTGCTGACCTTTTCCTTGATTGCGTAAGGAACATGTTCCAGACAATAGAGCGCAACGGTTGGTATATGCCTGCACAGGTGGAGGTTGAGCACCATCTTGTGAACAATTTCGCAGACGGTCTGATGAAGGCCGGTGTCGTTTTCCCGTTTGTCCGTTGGTGTAACCCGGGCAACTCTCAGGAGAAACGCGCCGAACACGGGAACAGGGCAAAGAAATATACCGTGGAGAAAAACATGCAGATAGGCATAGGCCGCTGGTATGCCGCATTGGAGGCCAACCGTCCGAAAACGGAGAAGGTCTATGACGAGTTCAACAATACCTACAAGGAAAAGACCTACAGCTATGAGGAACTTGTGGCCGATGACATTGCGGCAATCAGAGAGTACAACAATCAGAAACACCCTAATCAGAAGCTATATCCCGGAATGACGCGTTGGGACGTGCTTTGTGCCAACCAGAATCCGAACCTCGCCCCGTATGACAGGGCCATACTGGCACGCTATATCGGAGAGAGGTCCGAAACAAGCATCAGGCGTAACATGTACTGCACGGTAATGTATAACCAGTACGGGTTGCCGGATCCCAAACTGATTGAAAAGCTGGAGCCTCGCAATTACAATGTGGAAGCCTATTATTTGCCCGATATGGACGGAAAAATATCCGAGGTGTATATCTATCAGAACGGTAACTATATCGCAACCTGCGGGTTGATACAGCGTTACAACGAGGCTGACGCGGAAAAGACCGAGGATGATGTGAAGGCTTATACGGAACAGGCCAAATATGTGGCCCAGTTCGACAGGATGATGAAGGAGGAGAAGATAAAGAAAGTCGGCATTATCAGACCGGAAGAAAAGAGGGGGATTGAGCAGGCAGTTGCGAAGCCGGTGGAAGTACCGCAACAACCGGACGATGATTTTTCAGAATTCATGGATGTTGACCACTACAAGCAGAAAGGAAGAATAGCATTATAACGACATTAAAATAACATAAGAATGGAACTTACATCAGAAATAAAGAACAGGGTACTGGACGCTATCAGGACAGACAGAACCAATTATCCTTCAGACAACAAGCATGCCGTGGCTTTGGGCATTTCGGCAAGTGTATATAATAACCTGAAAAAAGGAGTTACCGACAAACAGGTCAGCGATGCGAACTGGATATGCATCGCACGCCGTCTGGGCGTGAAGCTGAAAGACGAGATGGAGTGGAAGGCTGCCGAAACACCGACATTCGCTTTTATAACGGAGCAGCTTGAGCGCTGCCAGCGGAGCGGTCTGAGTGCAATCCTGTGCGATATTCCCAATATCGGAAAGACGTTTACAGCAAGGGCATACGTGAAAAGCCACAAGAACGCCATTTATGTGGACTGTTCACAGGTAAAGAGCAAGCTGCGCCTGATACGGCACATAGCCAAGGAGTTCGGGGTGGACAGTAACGGACGATATCATACGGTTTACGAGAACCTTGTGTTTTATCTGCGCACGATAGAGAACCCGCTTATCATTTTGGACGAGGCAGGAGACCTGCAGTATGAGGCTTTTCTTGAACTGAAAGCCCTGTGGAATGCGACGGAACGGTGTTGCGCATGGTACATGATGGGTGCCGACGGTCTGAAGGAAAAGATAGACCGTGCCATCGAGGGAAAGAAGGTGGGCTATACCGAGATGCTTTCCAGATACGGAGATACGTTCAGCAAGGTAACGCCGGACGACGGTAAGGAACGTGCCAAGTTCCTGAAGGCTCAGGCTGCGATTGTGGCCAAGGTAAACGCTCCTACAGGAACGGACATCATGCAGCTTGTGAATCTGTCAGACGGTGGTTTGAGACGTCTATATACGGAAATTGAGAAACTTAAATCATAAAAATTATGGGACGTGCATATTCGCCTAAACAAGTCCAGTCCATGAATATTCCTTCTTTCCCCTTTGAAGGGGAATGGGAGAAGGCTTTCGGGCATCCGGATCGGACCGGGACTTGGATAATATGGGGTAACAGTGGGAACGGCAAGAGTTCATTCGTGATGCAGCTTGCCAAGTACCTTTGCCGGTTTGCCAAGGTTGCCTATGACAGCCTTGAGGAAAGCACAGGTCTTTCGTTGAAGAATTCCCTGGTAAGGCATAAGATGGAAGAAGTGAACAGGCGTTTTGTCATTCTTGACCGTGAATCCATGGAGGAGCTTTCGGAGCGTCTGTCAAAACGGAGAAGCCCGGAGATTGTCATTATAGACAGCTTCCAGTATTCCGGTCTGACATACGCCACCTACAAGGCCATGAAAGAAAAACATGCCAATAAGCTGCTGATTTTTATCAGCCACGCCGAGGGGATGAATCCTGAAGGACGTGCGGCAAAGAAGGTCGCTTACGATGCTGATGTGAAAATATTTGTCCAGGGCTTCCGGGCTATGTGCAAAGGACGTTTTATCACGGCTCCCGGAAACTATTATACGATATGGGAGGAAGGGGCCGCTAAATATTGGGCAGAAAAATGATGGAAGAACTAATTGAAGAAATGACTGAACAGGTAAAGTCGGCTGTGGAGAATTATTCCCTCCCGGACCAGTCTTATATTTTGAGTGAGATAGCCAGGGAACTATCCAAGGCCTCCAGTGAGAAACTTTTGGAAGAATACGGTTTTTTAAATGATAATGACAATGAGTAGAATTTTAAAGCAGTTGGAATTGGTTCCTCCTTCCTTTATGAGCAAAGGCAGGAACCGTGAGATGCTGGTAAGTCCGGGACATAAATGCGGTTACTGTCAGGGTAACGGCTGGTTTTGGGGAGAGGAGCATCATGAGAGTGTTAAGGTAAACTGTCCGGTATGTGGCGGCTCTGGACAGTTGGATGCGATAGTGACCGTCGATTGGAAACCTACAAGAAAGGAGGAATGATATGCTTGATACGTTAATTGTGGCCGTTGTGTTGTGCGTAGATACGTGTGGCCAAAGTCCATCGCAGGTTAGAATGCAAGGTGTATTCCGGGAGGTGGGGATTGTCGGTCATGTGATAGGTTCTGTTCACTTAATGCAGGCAGAGGATAGGAGAGAGGGCAAACCCTATTGGCATTTGAAGGATACCTACATCATGCGTCCCAAAGAACTGAGAAAAATAAATGTGACACGTAACTAATAATGATTGATGATTATGAAAATGGAAAATGCTAAAACGACATTAAACCCGGAAACGGATAACCAGAAAAAACTTGCAGAACTGTCCCAGATGGTGGAAAAATTCTGCATTGACAATAATGTATCTGTTTATATGGCTGCGGCTATTAAGGAGGAAAAAGCAGATGGAAGTGATTTTGATTCTGTAACTTATTGTAACGGGAAAGCAGGTCTTATAACTCATGCCATAGCTCTTGCCATGAAAGAGAACGAGCAGCTTAGGTCTATGATTATTGGTTTAGCTCTTAAATTCCTAACGAAAGGAAGAGGGGCGGTTTTATTGGGTATTGAATCTTCAAACGAGATTAACTGATGAAAATAGGAGAGTTGTATCAGATAGGATTGCCGATAGACAGGCTGAGTAATGTCCTTGTAAACTGGAACTGTTACGAACCCCGCCAGCGGTTCATCGTTTATCCGTCCGAAAAAACAGAGGACTGGGCGGTAATTGAGACCCGCCACATGGAATTTGCGGCGGCTGTCATCAAGGACGTTCCGGAAGCTAAAGTGAAAATATTGGATTACCCCGTTAAAGTAGTGAATATATGAGCAAGCAATATATAAGTATTATTTCGGTAAAGGTAAAAACCCCGTTAGGTTACAAACCACGTTCAATGACCTTTAAATTTGGCTATGTCAGTGATACCAATACTTCGGATTTTAGGAAAAAGACGATGGATGAGTATGAGGAATTTGTGAAAAACAGTTGGAAGAGCAGAATCCGGGTGTACCGATTTCTGTAACATCGTCAATGGAAACGACACCTGTAGCAAGTATAAACGGGTATTTCAAAAATAAAAAGTGATGAATAGTCCCATTGATAACTATGCGGCGTTTTACGGTCTTTTGAACCGTCTGCCGACATCTGACCGTGAGGAGCTGAAGCGGAGCATCGTGCTTCAATATACGGACGGACGCACCGCAAGTCTCCACGAAATGTCCCGAAATGAATATTCTGCCGCTTTGGAGGGGATGCGCAAGTTGGTATTGCCGACAGAGCGTGAAAGGTTTATCCAGGAGCGCAGGAAAAGACGTTCCGCCGTGCTGCACCAGATGCAGCTTTTAGGCGTTGATACGGCAAACTGGGACAGAGTAAATTCTTTCTGCCGGGACAGCCGTATAGCTGGCAAGGAGTTCCGGGATTTGGATTGCGGGGAACTGGATGCCCTATTGAAAAAAATACGTGCCATAAGGCGCAAGGAAAAGAAATGATTATAACCACTTAATAAAAACGAACATGGATAAAAAAGAATTTTTGAACAGCCTTTCGGCTGATGAGCGCAAGGCATTGATTGCAGAAATGCAGCAACAGGAAAAGGAAGAGAAACAGAACAGACGTGACGCATACGAGGGTTTGCGCAGCCAGTTCATGATTGATGTATGGAGGCTGCTTCAGCCGTTGGTGGCCGATGTGAAAGCGTTTCGTGACCGTCTCGAGCAGGACAGTCGCGCTTTTCGTGACACGATGCGTGAATACGGGCAGTTGCGCAAGGGCGATGACCAGGCAAGCTACACCATCGTGGACGGAGATACCAAACTGGAGGTGCGGAGCAACAAGGTGAAGAGTTTTGACGAGCGTGCGGACATGGCGGCATCCCGTCTTGTGGACTACCTGAAGGTTTATGTTTCCAAAACGGAGAAAGGGGTGGACGATCCGATGTACCAGTTGGCCATGACATTGCTGGAACGCAACAAGCAGGGCGATCTGGACTACAAGTCCATCAGTAAACTTTACGAACTGGAACCCCGTTTCGATTCGGAATATAAGGACATCATGGATCTGTTCCGTGAAAGCAACGTGGTGTATAAGACGGCTGTAAACTATTATTTCTACCAACGTGATGAGAACGGCGTCTGGAGAAGGATAGAGCCTTCTTTCTGCCGGTTATAGTCCGGCTGTTTAACGTATTAACACAAAAGCCTGTATATCTGTGGTATGCAGGCTTTTTTAATTGCTTATTGTGTTTTATTTCATTATTTTTGTGGGAAAAAACGATATTTGTATGGCAAAAGGTCGCGACAAGGAACTGATAAGGAAACGCAATGAAGCCCTGTGTCGCCGTTATTATTTCTGGACGGAGGTGCAGGGGCTTCGTTTTGACCGTGCCCTGAAAATCCTTTCAGAGCAGGAATTCTTCATATCCGAGGAGCGTATCATGGCCATTATCCGGGAATGCAGCAAGACTGATCCCGACATACGGCCCGTACCGAAAGTGCGGGCTCCCCGTCTTACATACAGGCAGCTTGCCCTGTTCAGCGATGATGCAGGCTATCCTGTAGCGCAGATTCGTCGCGAAAGTTGAATTCAAATACAATCTCGTACACTTTGATATTTCCGGGTAGGGTGTAGTCCCTGCTTTTTATCCTCGCCATTTCGTCCATGAATCCGGAGAAGCGGTAGCCCTGAAGTGTTCTGTACAGTTTTCCTGCGAGTTCCATTCTTTCCCTTATCTTGTCAGTCGTTCCGCTTCCGATATGTGTGTCATGGTAGCAGTCTATTCCGAGACGTACGGTCAGTTGTATCTGACCGGCCTGTGTTCCCATGCCGATGTCTTTCCAGTCCGCCTCCGCATTCCCGATCAGGACGCAGGGGAATGTGACAGGGTAAAAGTCATCGTTTTCTGAATCCATGCCTTCCAGTTGTCCGTAATCCTCGTCGATGTAGGCTATTTCCGGCATTTCATTCTGTATTCTTTCCAGGATGCTGATGTAAAGTTCTTCCATATCCGTTTTATTTTAAGATGTTCCTTATTTCATTCTCAATCGTTTTCTCTATCCGGGCGTTCAAAGTTGCACTCTCCCCGATGAATTGTCTCTTGGGTATTTTGACCTTCAGCTTCTTTTTCTTTGTGAGTGCGAGCCTTTTCCACATCTCAGCCTGTGGAGAGGCTGTATTCTTGCGCCTGTTGCCCGTTTTTTTGCCCGTAGAGGGCTTCTTGCCTATGCCGGAGGTGTTGTAATACATGGCCCAGGCAAACCTCCGCATTTTGGGCGTTACGGTCGGATGCGTTTCTCCCCCATAGTTGTGCATGGAGGCATAGGGGACATCATTTGCCACCCTGACATGATAGTCGGAAGGCATGTACTTGATAGAGCTGAAGAGATGGTTCCTCCGGCTGAGTAGTGGTCCGTAATTAGAAGCAGCCGATGTGTCCCCGCTTTGTTGCCTTTTTGTGGCAGGCCAACGTTGCAGTCTCTTGTTCACGAATCCTCCCTTTCTGAAATTGTCCTGGTAATGGTCTTTCGCCATCCGTCCGATTTTTACCGGGAGCCTATGTTTGGCCATATCATCCAGTTCCTTTGCTTTTTCCTTTATCAAGGTTGAAAACTCTTTTATATCCATATTGTTATTGTTATGTCAAATAAAAAACGTACTTTTGTGAAAACTCTCTTATTATGAACATACCTGAACAAGTAATCAATGAGGCGCAGCACCTTATCAATGAGTACGGTCGCCACTTCAAGTACCTCGGCAATCACGAGGGACAGGAGGCATGGCTGTTTGTCTTTCCGGATGATGCTACTGTCGGTTTCCCGTTTTTATACTTGTTTAAAGACGGTGAAGCGATGGAAATAACCGGGTTGCATGTATTTGATTTCATTGACTTATATGTCAAAGATGTCGAAGAACCCGATATCGAATAGCTTGTTGTCTATTCTCATAAGCCCTCTGCAACTGTGTGAATTGGGAGCTCCGATGTCGCATAGGTATTTGACATCCTTCCATTCCATCCCTGAACCTTTTGAGTTGTCGCTTTGCGGCTCTATATAACGCAGTTCCCCGTTGGCAAACCGTTGCAGGATGGTAGCGTGACCGCCTCCGTTTTTCCACCCTATGCACAACTCGTAAACTCCTTCCTCTTTGCAGACTTCGTTGAAATATTCCCAGTATCTTTTGGGAGTCATTTTCAAATATCCTTTTGTAAGAAGCCAGTCGTTTATGCTGATGTGTTTTGCCGGTGTTCCGTCTATGTTTTTCCATGTCTCGAAAGCACGTCCTTTGCTTAAGTATTCCAGTTTTGATCCTGGAATATTTCCCTTTGCCGTAATGTCGAACCCTTTTAGGCGTAAGGCATAGGCAGGCGCACAGGTCTGACAGTTGATATTGTACGGCTTGTGCTTTTTTTCGTCATAGTCTGCGTTCTTTCTATATCTTCTACCACCTTTGTCATAGAATATGCCGTTGGGGTCTAATACAAATTCATCCGCATGTTTCGGGTTGGCGTTCTGTTTGTCCGCTTCTTCCACGCTCATGGGCTTTCCTTTTTTAATCCCAAGGGCCTTTTCCAGTTCGAGATTGTTTACCGCGATGGCTTTCTTTTCTTCATAAGTCAGGTTGTCCGGCATCTCGTCTATCATTTCATTGATCCGTTCCGTAAGTCTGTCAACTGCCTTTTTTGCCCCGGCATGTGCTTCCGACTGATACGGGTGCTTGTCGGAGAACAGTTTTGCGTCCTTTCCCGGGTTGTTCTCCAGTCCGGCTTGCGGTTTGCTTGCCGGATCTGATTCCGGAAGCTGTGTCGGTTCTTCGTCCGTGGATGACAGGCTGCATTTGCAGTTCCAACGGTCTCCGGGCCGGTGTTCGTTCCAGAAGGCATCTTCTATGGGGCGTATCGTTCCCCAGAAGAGCCTGTGGTCCGCTCCGGGATGCAGCGATGTCGAAGGCATCCATTTCAGGTTCGGAAGGATGTCCTTTTCCCTTTCAAACTGTTTCCAGTCGGCGGCCTGGTGTGCCCGGATTACCGCCGTGTCGTATTCCGTCTGCAGCCACTGGTAAACCTGGTGGTCGGCTATGGGCATCGCTTCCCTTGCCCACTGTTCAAACGGTTTTAGAATGCCGTTTGAATCCAGTAATAACGCGGCCATGTCATTCTGCATCCGGTGTACCTTGAATGCGGCAAACACGGCGTTGTTCGTCTGCAGTTTCCGGTAGAAATCATAGTCCGGGTCGTCAGGTTCCCTTTCCCCGAACCCTTTGTCCGTGGCTATGTCCAGTTTGTTCCATACGGCAAGGAACATGTCAAGTTCTATGTCCGTCATAGGATGGAAGTCCTTTTCATATATGTGCTTTATGAATGCTTCCAGTACCGGCTTGTCGAATGTGAAATCGGAGGATGCCTCTTTTCCGGAATCCCGGTAAAGCGTGTCCACTACCATTTTAAAGCTGCCCCGTCTTGTTCCGGGGCGTGGACGAAAAAACTTTTCAGCCATGCCATGAAGTCCCTTTTCTGCCTTGCTGTGGGTTCTTCGGTTTCCTTTCCCGGTTTTTTTTCGGTTTTTGGCTCTTTGGGTTCCACCGGAGTGGGTACAACCGGTGTTTGTATCTTTTGATTGGTCTCCGCTTTAAGCAGCTTATAGTCCTTCGGTTTTTCCACGCCGAATTTCTCATACAGGTAATCATCGCTTATGGGCAGGCCGAAATCCTTTTTTAATCGGGATAAGACATTTATTTCCGTGTTAAGGTCCGTCTCTTTCTGTTCGGGGAAACAGAATGTTCCTCCGGTGGTATCCACTCCCATAGACAGGAAAATGTCGGTCATGTCATAGTTCAACACGTCCAGAACGTATCGGCAATCCGCCTTGACCAGTTTGTCCTCCACTTTTTTGTGTACCGTTCCGAGTGCCTGCGTTCCGGTTCTGGATGCCTCGGTGGTTAGCGTGTTTCCCAGTATCAGTTTGGATATTTCACTGTTGCACCGTTCACAGAGCTTGTCGTACAGGTCTGCTGAACCGCTTTTGTTCCCGGCTTCTCTGAGATTCAGTTCCGTGTCCTTTCCGTGTATGAATACGCCCAAAGACCCGATACCGGTCGCGTCCTCTATGGCACGTTGCCGGGCTTCGTCATCGTCTGTCTCGTAGGTGTATTCCTGTATGGGCATACCGAACACTTCGGCAAACTGTGCCCAGTCTGCAACGTCATTGCGTTTGTATATGACCCACGGCGCCGCCTTGGCCAAAAGTCCCATATCGTCCTTGTCCCCGACAAAGAGAAGGTCGGGATATTCTTCCCAGGATGTTCCTGCGATGTCCGTCTGGTGGCGCAGTATCAGCCTTCGTATCGGGTCCGCATGTTTACGTGGGATAAGGTCATAGTTGATCCATTCCCCTTCCCGGTAGAACTGCATGAGTGAGAACCCCCACCATCTGGCGGCCAGGATGTCCTCGATGCACCTGCGGAACCAGGGGGACTGGAGCTGTTCGTTGATGCGGTCGTCCGGCTTTCCACCCCGTTGGAATTCGATGTCAAGCGAGAGTACGGCCTGGACCCTTTTGTCTATGACACTGGAGAGGTGGGTATCCATGAGGATGTCACTATATAAGTCATAGAGTTTATAGCGGCGCGAATAATCCACGTTTTCGAATGCGTGTATGGCCGTTACCATGTCGGCAATGTCGATGCCGAATCTTTTGGGCTGTGTCAGTACGATTGTCTGTGTGCCCGTCTGCCCCGGACGGCGGAGGTTTCCCCCGATGCTGATACGTCCGGCGTTCTTTTTTCTTCTTCCCATAATTTAAAAATAGTTTGAGCGTTTTCGGTTGCTTTTGACTATGAATCCGGAACGTGTCCGGCGTTCCTCCTGCGGGAGCAGCGGTGCCCCGTCTATGCTGATTTTTCCGTCTGCCACGGCCTCCAGCCACTCCTTGGCCCTGTCATACCTGTCTTTCCGTATGTCGGAGATGTTCCGCGGGTTGTGTATGCAGAAAATGTGGTACACGGTTATATCCACGGCCATCATCAGTACAAGCTGGTTACGCTCGTTCCCTGTGGCTGAAAACAGCCTGTCGCAGTCGTAGCGCCGTGACAGGTATCCCCTCATTTCTGCTATGGTGCGGTCCTCGCATATTTCCACGATGGACTCGTCCGCTCTCGTCAGTGCGTCCAGTATTTCCCTGTGGATACTGGCGTCGTAGTCCTTCAGTTCTATAAATTGGCTCATTGTCTGTATTTGTTGTTTTTGCGCAGCACTTTCCGGGAAATCTTCTTGGCCGGTTCCATGTCGCGCAGTTTCTTGTCTATGATACGGTTTCCACCTTCCACGCAGTCCGGTCCGTCTGCCGGGAAGGTCAGTGAGAGGTTGAACAGCTTGAACTGTTCCGCCAGGCGTTTCATGTGCGGGTTGTTCCGTTCCGCCTCGTTTAGGATGAGGTTTCCTTCCCGGTTCATCGGTTCGAGGTTCGCCTCTATACGTGTCGCCTTGTCCGTTTTCTTTTCCTCGTCACCTTTGATGTAGAGTTCCACTCCTTGTTCCCTTCGTACTTTTCTGACCAGAGGCTGGAATACCTGTTGGAAAAACGGATCCTGCAGCTTGTTGTTCTCCATGTAGCAGTACACGGGGACACGTCCTCCCACGAAGTCCAGCAGTTTCACGTACCAGTCGATGAACTCGGCGTTCAGTCCCCGGTCGAGGAATGCCTTGATGACATACAGTATGCCTCCGATTTTTCCGAGCAGGCAGGTCGTTTTTGTGGAACTTTTCCTGTTCTTGTTTTCTCCGGGAGCCGGGTCGCCGTATATGACCAGGAACTTGAATTTGGACAGTGCCGGAACCTTTCCGAAAACGATTTCCTTGAACACCTCCCCGTCAGCCACGGGGTTATTGAAAAACTCCTTCTGTGCGGCTGACGCTGTTACCATGGACAGGAACAGGTCAATATCCTCTTCGGAATTCTTTTCCGGCCATGACGATATGCCGTTCTTGTCCCTGATATTGATGACATCCACATGCCCGATGCCTTTTGCTTTCAGTTCTCCGGCTTTTTCTATGGCTCTTGTGATGCAACAGTCCGGTGCGATGATGTTTCCGTTGAAGAGCACCCTGTAATGTCCCGATACGGACATGGTGGGGATGAGGGCTTCTTCAATCCATTTCCATTTGGCTTTGATGCGTTCCGGGTTTCGGCATTCCTCGTCGGTATCTATATCGTCAATCAGGATGCAGTCCGGACGGAAGTTCTTGTTGCGTGTACCACGCGGCGACTGCCCCGCACCGATGGCCCTGAAAGAACACCCGCACTGGCAGGTGAATTCCCCGGTCTCCCATGATCCCGGTTTCTTCTGCGGACCGTAATCCTGTATGATGCGCTGGTTTTCCTCCATGTTTGCCATGAACGGCAATAACAGTCGCTGCGCGTTATCCCCCGAATTGGAGATGAGCAGTACATTGCGCACCCGGCGGGTCAGTGCCAGTTTGATGATTTCCATCATGGCGCGTGCGGACTTGGCCAGCTCGCGCGACCATGCCCTGACCTCGTACCATCTGTCGTGCGACATGAAGCGTTTTGTTGCCCTTTTATGGAATATTGCGGGTTCGCACGTGTAATACTGTGCGAAGTAGTAACGGAACCAAGCCTCGTCGTCCGTTTCCAGCCGCTTCTTCCGGGTCTCTATCTCTGCGGTCGAGTCTGCAGGGTTTATATCCGAGCTTTCCCGTATGGAAGCCACCAGTTCGTTCCACCCTTCCAGCGCGAGCCTGTCCTGCGGGGTAAGTCTTTTCTTTGCCATAGGTCATGCAAGTTTTGATTTTACATAGGCGTCTAGTACGGGACATATCTGCTTTGCCTGTTCCGTGTCGTAGGTGCGCAGCCATTTGAGCAGGTCTGAGAACACGGACGTGATGTCCGCAAGTCCGACTTCCGTCTCCATCTTCTTGATTGCGTTGGCCAGTTTTGAAATCGTGTCCGCTTCTTTTACGTTCGCAAATCTTTCTCCCGGTTCCCTTTCCGCAATCTTGTCGTTGAGTTCGGCCAGTTGGCGGTACAGGCTTTTAAGCTGTTCCTCCTTTGTAATCGTGACCGATACCTTCAGATGCTCCCAGTTTTCCGTGTTTATCCATTTGTTTACCGTTACCCTGGAAACCCCGACACGCTCGGCTATTTCAGCCTGTGTGAGGTTTTCCTTTACGAAGAGCAGCTTGGCCCATTCCTTTCTCTGTTCGTTTGTCATTTTGTCTGCCATAGCATATTCTTTTTTGATACAAAGGTGGCTGAAAAACGGCGGTAGTAAAAATTTGCGCCGCATGATACAACTTTATGACGGCATGATGGCGGTATAAGATTGTACCATGAAATCCGGATTTGCGCACTCCCTTAAATACCCTCATTTTTGCACCGTAAACGCGGCGGGGTACCGCCCTAATTGAGGTAATGGATGAACAAGTTTTTTAATATGATACCCGGTGAGGATGCGTGGTGCATCCTGCTTTACGGTGACATCGGTGAATACAGCGATGTCACGGCAGCAGGCATTGCGCGTGAGCTCATCGAGGCGGAGTCTTCAGGTAAGAGGATTGATGTAAGGATTAACAGCAACGGTGGTGATGTCTATACGGGCATCGCCATCTTTAACGCGCTAAGGAACAGCAAGGCCGACATTCATATTTACGTGGACGGCATCGCGGCAAGCATGGCGTCGGTGATAGCCCTTTGCGGCAAGCCCGTGGAGATGAGCAAATATGCCCGCCTGATGCTTCACAGCGTTTCCGGAGGATGTTACGGGAACAAGACGGAACTCCGTCGCTGCCTGGAAGAGGTGGAGGCGTTGGAAGATACGCTTTGCCGGATGTATGCCCCTAAGCTGGGCATAGGTGAGGACGAGATCCGTGCCCGGTATTTCGATGACACCGACCACTGGCTGAAGGCTGACGAAGCCCTTTCCCTGAGATTTATCGACGGCATTTATGATGCAGACCCTGTTCCGGAGGACAGTACCCCCGAACAGGTTTACCGAATATTCAATAACCGGCTTGAACAGCCACTAAATGACAATCAAATGAATCTGGAAGAAGTAAAGAAACGACCGCGCTTCAAGGATTGCGCGAGCGATGCGGATGTGTTCCGTGTGATGGATTCCTTGGAAGCGGAAGCCGCTAAGGTTCCCAGCCTGACCGAGGAGGTGGAAGAGTTGAAGAAGAAGAACAAGGCTTTCGAGGACAAGGCCAGGGAAGAGGACGAGGCGGCGAAGAAGAAACTGCTGGATGACGCGCAGAATGACGGCCGTATCGATGCGACCACCCGTCCCGTTTATGAGAACCTGCTGAACTCGGACCGTGAGAACGGTGAAAAGGCATTGCAGAGCCTGAAACCGAAGAAAAGAGTGACAACCGACCTGCGTGTGGATCCGGGCAATGAAAGCCCCTGGGACAGACGCATGAATGAAATCAAGAACAAACTTAACAGATAAGAAGAATGGCAATAGTAGTAAAGAACACCAATTACAATGGCGAGGTACTGGAGCAGATCCTTACTCTTGCCGCTACCGGCAATGAGATTGTGGAAAAAGGGCTGATCATGGTCATTCCCGGTGTGGAGAAGAAAATCAGCCTGCCCCGAATGAAATCCGGGAAAATGCTTCAGAAGCGTAAGGAGAACCCTCAGCTGGAAGATTCCAAGGGCAATTTCAATTATGACGAAAAGAGCCTCGATCCGAAAGACTTCATGGCGTTTACCGTGTTCAATCCCCGTGCTTTTGAACAGGTATGGAGAAAGTGGCAGCCGAAAGGCAATCTTGTGTTTGCGGAGCTTCCCCCTGAAGGGCAGAATGCCTTGTTGTCCGAACTGATCAAGCAGGTGAAGTTCGAGTTGGGCGAGCATTATGTCAACGGTGAATACGGCAGTGATGACGACCATCTGATGAACGGTATTCTTACCCAGATGGCGAAAGATACGGAAGTTATTATCGTTTCCGGCAAGCCTTCCACCATGCTGGACAAGCTGAAGGCTGTACGCAAGGCCATACCGAAAGCCATCCGTAACAACCCGAACCTGCGCATCATCATGAGTATAGACGATTTTGACAAGTACGATGATGAACTGACGGAACGCGAGGCCAAGAACGCGAACGAAACCGATGTGAACAGCAAGCGTTACAAGGGCATTACCATTGAAACACTTGCGGCATGGCCGGATGACCTTATTGTGGCCACCCTTTGTTCTATGGGACCGGACGGCAATTTCTTTGCGGCGGTCAACCTGCAGGATGATGAGGATGTCATCCAGATAGACAAGATTTCCAATGCGAGCGAGTTGTATTTCTTCAAGTTGCTGATGAAGGCTGACACCAATATCGCTTTCGGAGAGGAGACTGTCGTGCTGGATACCCGTGAGGATCCGGTTTTCGCCGTAGAGGAAAAGACCATTTCCATAAGCCCCACCAGTATGACCTTCGAGTCAACCGGCGGCAGCCAGAAGGCGACGGTAACCGCTTCGGGCGAATGGAAGGCGAGTGCGACCCCTGCCGGTTTCAAAGTGGTGGAGACGGATAAGGATCTGACCGTTACCGCCGACCCGAATACGACACAGCAGGACAAGACCGGAACGATTACCGTAACGCTTGATTCGGATCCGGGAAAGACTGCCAAACTCAGTCTGACTGTAAAGAAGCAGGGAGGAGGTGCGTAATGGCTGTGCTTAAATATCTTGCGGTGCATTGTACCGCCACCCCTGAAGGCAGGGAGGTATCCGGTGACGAAATACGTCACTGGCATACCGACCCGGTATCAAAAGGCGGTCGCGGATGGAAACAGGTCGGATATACCGATATGGTACATCTTGACGGAAAGATAGAGAGGCTTGTGGATAATAATGAGGACTCGAATGTGGATCCGTGGGAAATAACCAACGGTGTTGTCGGTAAAAATTCCGTATCCCGTCATATAGTTTATGTCGGTGGAGTTGAAAGGGATGGGAAAACCCCTAAGGATACCAGGACACCGCAACAGTTAAAGGCAATGGAGGAATATGTGAAGGATTTCCACCGCCGTTTTCCTTCGGTCCGTATTGTGGGGCATAACGAACTGGCGGCAAAGGCCTGCCCCAGTTTTAACGTGCAGGAATGGCTCAGACAGATAGGTATAAACCAATAAATTAAAAAAACAGATGAAACGATTACTTTTATTTTTTGTGCTGACGCTCGGATTTGTGTCAGCCTCTTTTGCCCAGACGGGTACTGCACCCGATGTGGATTATGACAGCATGATTGCGACTTTCGCAGGTTTTGTCGGCGGTATCGTATTGCTGACCGAAGGCATCAAGTCCCTTTTCCCTAAAATGGACGGTCTGGCCACCCAGGTTGTGAGCTGGCTTGTCGGTATTGTTTGTGCGATGTTGCTCTGGTGGCTTGATGCCGGTTTTGTAGCGGATGTGGACTGGTATATCGCCCTTCTTTACGGCTTGGGAACCTCCCTTGTGGCAAACGGTGTGGCCGATACAGGTTTTGTCCAGTGGATAATCGGTCTGATTGTGAAGAAGGACAGTGAGGGATAAGTAATTGTGAGAGGGCAGAGCCATGATGGATAATATAACAACATTTCTTCAATGGCTTGTCCCGGTTCTGGGTACCGCCATCGTATGGCTCACCAACCGCACGTTGCGGAATACCCGGACGGTTAAGGAGGTACATGATACCTACAAGACCATGTATGAAGACCAACAGAAAACATTAATAGAACTGCAGAATGAAAATGGAAACCTTTATCAGGAAGTGTCGCGTCTCAAGCAGGTTGTCCTCCGCGCTTCTGTGTGCCGTTATTGGGCTGTATGCCCTTTGCGCCCAGAGCTGCAGGACACAAAAGGAAACGTCCGTGGAAAAGCGGACCGAAAGCCTGCAGGACAGCCTACTATCCGAAATCCGGGTAGTGAAGCCGGTGACGGTTCCCCCGTCGGAAGTGGGTTTGGAAATACCTGTGGAAAACCTCCTTAAACTCCCGCCTTCCGCTTCCTACACGAAGAGAAGCGGACAGGCCAGCGTGAGTGTTTCCCGGCAAGGGGACACGGTATATATCGATGCCGGCTGCGACAGTCTTCGCATGCTCGTCGAATATTATGAGCGTGAACTGACCAGGATACGCAGTCAGACCGGCATTCGGGAGCAGGAGAATGAGAGCCGTTCGGTCGGTTTTCGGACGGCATTCAAATACGTCTTTTCCGGTTTTCTCGCCGGGATAATCATAACAGTAATCATATACAAAAGAAGAAAATAGAATGGAATTTGCTTATGGACTTGCCGAGGTTCTTCTGGATGATGAACGTATCGGCTATATAGAAAAAGGTTCGTTTGACCTGGGAGGCAAGAAGCCGGAAGTCACGGACATCAATGCCGAACAGGTGCCGGATGCCCCTGTACTGGTCATTCCGCAAAGTAACGGAACCATAGCCCCGACATTCAACATGATCCAGTTGAATTATAAGAACATGAAAAGGCTGTTGGGCGGTGAAATCGTGGAGACCGGGGAGGAACCGAGCAAGAAGGTTGTCGGTTGGAAGGCTCCGACCTCCCTGGTCAGCCTTGAGGGAAAATGGACCATCAAATTTGCATCAGGTCAGGTGCTGAATATTCCACGTGCGATGATCCTTGCCAATCTCGGAGGTAAACTGACCCTGACGGAGACCTCCAAGATTGAATGCGAGTTGCGCGTCATGAAGCCTTTGACGGAAGGCGACTCATCCCCATACGGTATGAGTGACGAGGGGGCACTGGATACGTTGGCCGCAAAGAAAGCCACGGGAAAAGAGACAGCTTCCGTTTCCGGAAACTCAAAATAGCGCCTTATGGACAGGAATATACAGGTGGAGGCATCCGAGGCCCTTATGGATGTGGGTGTCTCCATTCCTTTTTTCGCGTTCCGTTTGCCGTTCAGGGAGAAGCCCCTGTTTTCGGTGCGTCTGGTCATGAAACGTCCCACGCTTCTGAGCCTCATACGCATTTCCCGGATCTATCTGAAGCTCGGGTGTACCTATAAGGATATGAAGAAGTTTGATACGCACCGCCAGTTGGAGTTTATGGCAGAGCACGGAACGAAGATAGCAAAGATGGTTTCGCTTACCGTCTTGCGCGGCAGCGTCAGCGGTTATTTGTTTGCCGACGTGTTGAAGTGGCTGATATTGTGGTTTACCCCATACCGTTATCTGTGGGCCGCGAATCTTCAGTTCATGACGCTTTTGGGGACTAAGCCTTTTATGAATACTATCAGATCGGTAGAGATTGCGAATCCGCTGAAACCGAGACTGAGCCAAAAGGGAAAGGGGAGTTAAGGACTGTCTATGAACATTCCCATAGCCTCTTTGGATATATCTGGCAGATAGCAGCCTCTACCGGGTGGAGTCTGGAATATATTCTTAACGGAGTAAACTATCAGACTTTGCTCGTTATGCTTGCGGATGCCCCGCGTTATGTCCGTAAGAAGGACAGGCCGGAACTGTCGGAAGAAGAACAGATGATACAATATTATCAAAGTCAAATGAAATGAAGCCCGTAGAAATAGAATTCCTGATAAAGAACCTGACGAAGAAATCCCTTGACGAGATTTCTTCAGATGTCGGCCGTGTGGGAAAGGACGGGAAGGAAAGTGCCGGTACGGTTTCCGCGGAGTTCCAGAAGCTGCAGCAGCAGTCCCGGGTACTGAAGGACGTGATATCCGGTCTTGAGGCGAAAGTCTCCGAACTGCGTGCGATGGAAGCGGGCGGTCCGGATATGGACCAGAAGGATAATATCGCATCCATTGAGGCTCTGGAGGCAAAAATAAAGGAGCTTCAGCTTCAACTGAAACAGCTTGAGGAAACGGCAGAATCCGTAAAGGTCGTACCTCCTGAAATGCAGCAGGCCAAATCACAGTATAACGGCCTTCACATGAGCATCCAGCAGATAGCCCGTGAGATGCCGTCTCTGGCAATGGGACCGCAGATGTTCTTCCTGGCAATCAGCAACAATCTGCCCGTTTTTACGGACGAGCTTGCCAGAGCCAGGAAGGAATATGACGAGCTGGTCAAGGCGGGCAAGAAAGGAACCCCGGTATGGAAGCAGGTCCTCGGCTCGCTTTTTTCATGGCAGACGGCGCTGACGACGGGTATCATGCTGCTGGTCATGTATGGCGACGAAATCATAGACTGGACGAAGAGCCTGTTCGGTGCCAAGAACGGAGTTGATGCCCTTACCAAAGCCATGCAGGAAAAGAACGAGGTCGAGAAAGAGGCTCATGCGATTTCCATCCGTACCCGTACCGAACTGGACAATACGCTGCGTGAGATAAAGGATTTTACCGGAACAAAGGAACAGGAGAAGGCTAAGGTTGACGAACTGAATCAAAAATACGGTGATGCGTTCGGTACTTATAAGACCTTGTCCGAATGGTATGATGTGCTTATTCAGAAAGGGAATGCCTATGTAAGTTCTCTTTTCATGCAGGCCAAGGCCCAGTCCTATATTCAAAAGGCCGTTGAAGCAGACGAGAAAGCCAACGACATCCGCAGCAAAGGCAAGGAGGAGTACCGCCCGTTTTGGGGAGCCGGAGGCAAGGCTTACATGTTTTTTGGCGGCGGCAACAAGAACCAGTACGGAAGTGACCCGGCAGAGGTCGCATTTGAAAATGCCATAAAGGAGGCGGAAGACCGGAAACAGTTTTACCTGGATCAGGCCGAATGGTTCCAGAAAGAATACTCCCGTATAATCAAGGAATCCGGACTGTCCGATTACAGGCCCATTGTGCCGGATCCGAATAAAAAGGGCAGGAAGGAACATGTGCTCGGCCAGCGACAGCTTGATGACGAGCTGCAGGAGCTGCGCCGCCGGAACGAACAGGAGGATATAAACCTGCTGAAGGACGGTTCGGAAAAGCGCATAGCCCAGATACGTTTGAATTACAGGAATGAGATAGACGAACTGAAGGTGCAGGAGAAGCGGTGGCGGGACGCCCAGAAAGGCAGGCTTACCGGGGAGCAGAGCGCGGCGCTTAAGGACGCATACGCCCTTGCGGATGACAAGATGAAGGCCGGGGTGCGTGAAGTGGAACAGGAAGAGGTCGAAAAAGGACGAAAAAAGCTGAATGCCCTGCTGGACGAATACAGGACGTTTGACCAGAAGCGGCGTGATATTGATGAACGTTACAAGGAAGATATGGATGTTTTCAATTCCGAACTGGCGCGTCTCCAGACGGACGGTTCGGACACATCCGAGGTGGAGGCGTCCATATCGGCCAGGACGGAGCGTTATAAAAGTGAGATAAAATCACTGGAGGGGGATATTCTCCGTTCCTCTGATTTTTATAACAGGCTGTTTGCCGATGCCTCGGAAAAAGGCTATAAGGTTCTGAAAGACTTCTATTCACAGGCCCGGTCCACTCTTGACAACACCATGATAGCCGGTGACGGTGTAACGCTCTCTGTTCCGGCCAAGGACGGAAACGGAAATTTTGTCAAGAAACAGGTAACCGTTACCGTGGCCGAGTTTGAACGCATGCAGAAGAGGGTCAAGGCAATACAGAAGGACTTGGAAAAAGAAAACCCTTTCAAGGCATTCCAGACTTCGTTCAGCGAACTGATTTCCGCCGTGAAGCAGGACGGTGATGTTTCCGGTGCCTTGAAGAAACTGAATGCAAACGGAAAGGAACTGACTTCCACGATCCGAGGGTGGGGAGATTCTCTCGGCAGCGTGTTCGGAGAGAGGTTTTCCCGCTCCATCGGCGAAATCATGACCCTTGTGGACGGTGTCATGGACATGGGTACCGGTATAGGGGAGCTTTTTTCCGGAAACATAGTCGGTGGTATAAGCGGCATTATCGGCGGTCTTTCCTCTGTCATTTCCATGTTTACGAGCTGGAAGGAGAAGATGGAGGAGATGAAGCGTGAGTGGTATATAGCCGAGATAGAGACGAGCCGTGCCATCCGTGAGCGTAATGAGGAATTGGCGGTCAACCGGGACACGATACAGGATATTATCCAGGACCAGGAAACGCTGAACTGGCTTGTGGAGAACGGCTATTCCAAACCGGCCAGCATTTCTGTCTGGGAAGCCCAGTCCTCAGCCCTTGAGGAGTACAAGAAAAACCTTGACGCGGAGATGAGGGCCAATGATGCCCTGTGGAACAGCCTGCAGAACAGTGATGCCCATTGGGAGTGGGGAAACTCCATGAACGGAGGATCCGTGACACATAGTCTCCGCGGTATGAGCGCCGAGCAGATAGAACTGTATTACAACCAGAACAAACTGTCGGATGCGGCCCGTGACTATTACGAGGCATGGGTGGAAAGCGGCAAGACCATAGACGAACTGAAACAGAAGATAGAGGAGACGTATGCGTCCCTTCAGGAAATGGTCATGGGCACTTCCTTTGACGGATTCCTGGAAAATGTAAAATCCGCTCTTGCCTCTGCCAAAGGCGATGTGAGCAGTTTCGCGGATTTCACGGAGGAAACGATAGCGGAGGCCCTTCTTAACTCCTTCATGTATAAGGACCTTGCAAAGGCCATTGAGCCGCTTTATAACGAATTGTCCGAGCACATGATAGACGGGACGGCTGACAAGACTTATCTGGAAAACTGGAAAAGCCGTTTTCAGCAGGCGATGGAGGCCGCTAATGCCAGACTTGACGAGATTGCAGAAACCACCGGGATAGACATTTATGCGGGTGGTGGAGGCACCACACAGACGGGACGTTCCGGTGGTTTTGAAGCCATGACGCAGGAACAGGGGACCAAACTGGAAGGGCTTTTCACGTCCGGCCAGATTCATTGGGCCTCAATGGACGAGAGCCTGGAGGATGTTTCCGAGAATATGGGCAGTGCGGTTGACAGCCTGAAGCGTATCGAGGAGAATACAGAGTATTGCAGGCATCTGGAAGGGATGTCCGAGGATATAAAGAGGATTGTTCGTGACGGTATAAAAGTAAAGTGATTATGGGAAATATAATGGGAGGACAGGTGTATATAAATGATGTGGATATATGGGAAGAGTACGGAGCTTTTCTTTATGAGGAACGTAAGGGCGGGCGTGAGAATCTGAAGTCCCTTCTTGCCCCTTCCAAGGCGAAGAAGAATGTGGCCGTCAGTGCTTCCGAGAATAACGGGGAATCCTATTCCTCAGTACTTCTGGGAACCAGTGAGGCCCGTGACGTCACCCTTCATTTTGCCATATATGCCGATACAAAGGCGGAATTCCTGAAACGTTATTCCGCTTTTCTTTCCATGCTTAAGAAAGGTGATGGGGGTTGGCTCGATTTCCGTTTCCCTTATCTGGAGATGGAGTTGAGGATGTTTTACCTGGAATGCACGGACTATTCCCCTTTGACCTATTTGTGGAAGGAGGGGAAGCAGGCTTCGCATTTCAAGATAAAGTTCCGGGAGCCTGTCCCTACTTTCTAACGGTGTTCTAATGATATTATAATAACAGTAAATATTGACGTTATGAGGATTGCAAAAGATAAGATCAAGCATTTTTCCGTATGTTTTCTGGTCTCTTTGGCCGGAGGGGTTTATGGTGTTCTTTTTGCGGCGGGCCTTTCTTTCGGTAAGGAAGAGGGAGACCGTATGGCTCAGGGCAACCATTGGTGCTGGTATGACTTGTTGGCCGATACGCTTGGAGTCTGTTTCGGTTATTGTTTGAACTTTTTAATACGTGAATTGTGCTTCTGACATTATATGACAGCAATAAGGAAAAGAAGGCAGTTCTGGCACCGTCTGACAGCAGCGTGCAGGACAAGGCATTGCAGAGCGACAACGTTTTGTCCCTCTCTTTCTCTCATTATGACTGCATAGTCCTTGAAGTGAACGATTATGTCGAGTTCCTTGGGGAGCGCTATTGGGTTGCTGAGCGTTACTGTCCGAAACAGAAGTCTGCCAGGGAATGGGTGTACGATGTGAAGCTGTACGGAATAGAAAGTCTGATAAAGCGTTTTCTCGTGATTAAGAGTACGGACGGCGACAATGATGTGGAGTTCACCCTTACCGCTCCCGCCTCCGAACAGGTGGCGCTTATCGTGCGTGCCATCAATGACGGCATGGGTACGTCGGACTGGAAGGTCGGTACGGTGGTCGCGACAGAAAACCTTGTGGTGGATTATGAGGGAACCTATTGCGACGAGGGGTTGAAAAAGGTTGCGGAACTTGCAGAGACGGAATACTGGATTGAAGGCACTACTGTCAATGTCTGCCGTTGCGAGCACGGCGAGGAGCTTACCCTGGCCTATGGCCGCGGAATTACTGGACTGGAAAGGGGCACGGCTGACAATGTGAAGTTTTATACCCGACTGTTCCCTTTGGGAAGTACTAGGAACATCGATCCGGACAAATATGGGTACAGCCGTCTGCAGCTTCCTTCCGGCAAGAAATATGTCGATATAAACACGGACAAATACGGTATCATACACCATTATGAGAGTGCCGCATTTGAAAAGATATTCCCCCGCCGTATCGGTACGGTCAGTTCGGTACGCAGCCGTGAGGTAAAGGATGAGAATGGGAAACCCTATACAATCTATTATTTTACGGACAATACGCAGACTTTTGACCCTAACGATTATGAGCTTCCCGGCAAGACCAAGACGGTATCGTTTCAGGACGGCGAACTGGACGGACGTGATTTTGAGGTCAATTACGACAGCCGTACACGTGAGTTCGAGATTATTACCACATGGCCTTATTCAGATGACACACAGGTCCCGGGTGGTCTGCTGGTTCCGAAGCCCGGTGACCATTATATCCTTTGGAACATACGCATGCCGGATGAATACTATGCCCTGGCCGAGCAGGAATATGAACAGGCCGTTTCTGAATATAACAGGAAACATGGCATAGACACGTCCGTATATAAATGCCCGACAGATCATGTCTATGTGGAGGATCATGACCTTGCTTTTTCAATCGGCCTTCGTGTCCGTCTTGAAAGTCCGGGGGTTTTCCCGGAGTCAGGCTACCGCAGCAGTCGCATTACGAAAATAACCCGTAAGGTAACCCTTCCTTCGCAGATGGATCTGGAAATAAGCGATGCTGTTTCTGTGGGAACGATGGAGAAGATGGAGGACAGCATTACCGGCGTAAAGAACTATACGAAGGTTGCTGCGGGCAATTTCCCTGATGTAATACGGAGTTGGGACAATACCTATCCGACTGACAGCAATGTGTTTTCAGCCCGTAGAGCACTGAAGGAATCTATCAGCAAGCAGCACCAGGATACGGCAAAGGAAAAGATAACCTTTCTGAAGGGAATCGACCTGGGCACGTTCAAGTCCGGGGAATCCGGCGGTTCGGTGGACGAAGAAGGCAATGCGGAATTCCTTACCGCTGTTATCCGGGATTTGGTCAGGTCCACGAAATTCGTTGACGGAATGACAGGGGAAGGACTCCAGTTGTGGATAGACAGGATTACTGGACTGACAAACCTTACCATAGACAAGGCTACCATCAGGCAGTCCCTTGTGGCCCTGGAACTGCTTATCGAGAAAGTCAGAAGCGTAGGCGGGCAGCTTGTCGTATCGGCGGCCAATGGAAAGATAAAGAATGTGGTCCGTCAGGGTAACGACTACAGGATTACATTCGAGCAGGAAAACATGTTTGTGGCTCATGACCTCATGCGGTGCGCCTACCGTTCCGGTGGTGCGGTATTGTCCTACTGGGTGGAAGTGGCTTCTTCCGATGCCGGTGGTGTTACGGTACCTGTCAGTGAATATGCTGGTGTTGTTCCGAAAGCGGGCGATGACTGCGTATTGATGGGAAATACGGAAAACAAGCTGCGCCAGAATCTTATATCCATATCCGCTACCGAGGACGGCCAGCCCCGTCTGGATATTCTGGACGGAGTGAGTGCCAAGAACTTCAACGGATGCCTTCGTGCACGGCTTGGAAGCCTTGACGGGATAAAGGACAGCAAGTTCCCGGCATCCCTGCAGCCTAAAGGGTATGGTCTTTATTCGGACAACGTGTTTCTGAAGGGCACGTTTGTTCTGATGACCGGTGAGGATATACTGACACGTTTCTCCATAACGGAGGGTAAGATAACCTCTGCGGTGGAAGGCTTGCGTAATGAAGTCCGGGAGGAGCAGAGCTATTTCGACAACACCTCGTTTGCTGAGGGCATGGAAAAATGGGTTACGGAACATAAGGCCACTTTCCTGACATTCGGTGGCAAGTGGGTCTGGGCAAACGGAGGCCCGCTTTCTTCCAAGCATGATGGGAACGTGGAGGTACGGAATGACGGAAAGAAGCCATACGTGTATATCCGTGGCAGTTATATCATGCAGCGTAATGAGGATTTCCGCATGATACCCGATTACAAGGAGACAAACAGCGAAGGTCTGCGTGTTCCCGGAGTTGTTTACCTTTCCTTCAGATACAAGGTGGTCCAGGCCGGACGTCTCCGTATCGGTTTTGTTGATGCGGACAAGTCCGGATTCGAGAACTTCAACATGTTCACATACGACGGGGAACTCCCGGTATCCGGTGGGGAGAAAGTTTTCAATCTGGAAGGGCTTTGGAACGGTACAGGGGATTTCAAGCTCTCCTTTACCGGAATCATCCAAATATCCCTTCTGGTATTTTCCACTGACCGTGCTGATGTCTTGGCCTATAAATACAAGACCTTCTTTGAGCAGTCTGATAAATTGATAAAGATAGCTGCTGCCAATTTTGATAAGGATGGTAAGGTTATAGAAACCTCTGATATTGTCACGACAGCCAAATATAACAGGATGATGTCCCGATATTTTGATGATAACGGGAAATTAAAGAATATGGCTGGAATAGTGACAACCATAGACTTTGATGGTATGCTTGCGGATGGAACTGTTACCGGTAAGGACTATGTGGACAGGCTTGTCGGGAATTTATCTGAAGATGTGGTACATGTTGAGGCATTTTCCGGTCTATTCGCCAAGGCTGTGACAGATACAGGGCTGGTTAAGGAGGCTGCCCTGTCTGCTTATGTAGCTAAGGATGATTTTGGAAAACTTATATCCGGAATAACAATCAGTGCTGATCAGATAAAACTTGAGGGCCTTGTAACGGCAAATGAAAATTTCAAGATTCTTCAGGATGGCAGTATTGAAACGAACAATGCCAAATTGAAAGGATACCTTTATTCGGTATTCAAACCGATAGAGTCAAGTGACGCCGAGTATTTGGGAGGTTCTTCCATTACAGGGGGTGGAAGGTTTAAGTTAAGGACAAATCTGTTTGTTGATGCGACTTTTTGTACTGTGATACTTCCTGTTTCTGAATCCTATGAGGGGGCGAGGGTTCTGATTATGGATTCCTATTTTTTAAAAACCAGAACACCGCATGACCCGACGGTTATAAAGACAGAGAATGGCAGCGGGATAGTGAGTGGTCTGTTCGTTCAAAGTCGTACCGGAATGGAGTACAAGGCCGAAGAACTGACAATAGATGCCGGCGTGGTTGAGCTGATATTACAAAACATGTATGTCAGAGACCCCAATACAGGTGAGGTAACATCAGACGGTCTCCATTGGGTACTGATAGGTAATTCATGTCACAATCTTTATTGGACGGATCGTGGACGAAGTTATGGATACAGATATAATATTGATAATTATGAGAATTAATTTTAAACATTTTACCATACCTGACGGTATAGGAGGAAGGTCTTATACGACCGGTGATGTCCGTGAGAGTTTTGCAGATCTGATTTACAGGAATGCTAATGGAATTCGTGCACATGCACTTGCTATGAAGATATACCATAGTGACGGTATTCTTGAATACAGTGATGATGAAATGAAAATCATAGTATGTGTTGCGGAGAGTCTGTGTGTGCCTGGTTTTATAGACGGTTTGCGCAGACAAATGAAAGGAGGTTGTGATGAAAGTAATCCGTAACAGGCTTATCCCGTTCAAGGGGTTTAAATGTATTAATCTATTCGGAGTGCTTTTTGTGCGTTCTGACAGTGTGATGTCAGACTTGGACTTTAATCATGAAGCCATACATACGTCCCAGATGAAAGAACTCCTTTACTTCCCCTTTTATCTTTTGTATGTGTCAGAATGGCTTTACCGCCTGTTTAAGACACGCGGAAACTTTAAGGAAGCATACAGGACGATTACTTTTGAATGTGAGGCTTATTCTAACCAGAACAATTTTGAATATATAAAAATACGGAAACCGTACAGTCAATATAAAAATAAATAATATGGCAGTATCAGAAGAAGATTTAAAACAGATAATGGATGCGATTGCAGAACAGTCGCAAGGTGTGGAAGACCTGGAAACTGTTTCCTCCCTTTCAGGAGTGAATTCGCTTCCGGGAATGAAATCGGACAAACTTGTGTCTGTGCCTATAATCCTGCTCCAGAAACCGGCAACAGATGCAGCGGCCAAAGCTGAAGCATCCGCAGTCAAGGCAGATTCGGCAGCTGCTTCAGCCGAAGATGCGAAGAATGCTGCGAATTCGGCTGCATCTACCGCCAATGAGTCTGCAGCCAGGGCGAATGAGGCAGCTTCAGCAGCAGAAAAAGTATCCGGTCGGTATGGTATGGCATTGAAAGGTGCCACAGCCGGATTTGGCCGTTTTGTGAATGATGCACAGATAACCCAGGCAAGTTATATGGGGAATGACGGTACCGTTGTGTTTGTCAAAAGCCGGAATTTGTTTGCGTACCTTGTCGGCAGCATGACCACTGCCGTATTCTATAATGACTGGAATACTGCAGACATGTATTTGGATGAAACCCGTAGCGAAATTCTGAAAGACAAGATTTATATATGTGAAGGGGTTACTTATGTGTGGCGAGCCGATGATAATACACTGGTAAAATCAGGTGGCGGCGGTTCCGGCAGCGGTTTTTATAACATAACGAAACTGCATCCTCTCGGTAGCGGTTACTATACAAAAGAAACTGCCGTTGCAGCCCTTGCAGATTCGGATATTGCGGAAGAGGATAAACCGGGAATGATTATCACATTCGAGGTTTCTGCGGGCAAGTGGGAGGATTACCGTTTTGAGGCTACCGATACGGGCAACTGGCTGGAACCGTCTGCGTGGAAGCGTTTCGGTGGCGGTGATGCGATTAAAAGAATCAGAATTACCAAGGGGACAGCTTCAGAGGACTTGACCCCGAATGAACAGGGTGAGGTCAGTCTGGATATTCCTGTTCTGGAGGTTGACCAGGCTGTAAACGAGAACTCCACAAACCCTGTCAGCGGCAAAGGTGTGGCTGCGGAATTGAAAAAGTTCGGAAGTACATACGGTACGGCTCTTCAACTGAACGAGATAGGAGAGGGAGATGACAAGGTGTATTCCGTTTCCCTGCTGAACGAACAGGGTGATGTCATCAGCACCACGGACCAGTTTACGGGTGGCGGTGGCGGCGGTTCGGTATCGGCAACCAAAGTGGTTCTCACCCGTATTACCCCGAACCGTACCGTCAAGAAGGGGGACAAGGTGGAGCTGGTATATAAGTACGACCAGATAGACACCACGACCGGCGAAAGTACCGGTAATCCCGGACGTGTCACTGTCACGATAACCCAGGGGGCCAATACCAGCACGCTTACAGGCAATGTGTCCGCAGGTAGCACGAACACGGTTGATGTTACGTCCTACATGGGCATAGGTACGAATACCGTGCGTGTACGCGTGGAAGTGGGCGAGGGGGCTGAGATGCAGGTGTCTCAGATTACCTGGAGCATCAATGTGGTGCAGCTTACCCTGACCAGTTCCTTCAATATTGCGACGGCCATAAACAAAGGACAGCGCGTGACTGTACCATACGCCCTTACCGGCGCGGGCAACAAGACTTTGCGCTGTTATGTGGACGGCGAGGACACGGAAGACCGCAGCATCACCACCTCAACGGCCAACGGCTCTTTCAGTATAGACACTTCGGGAATGGGACATGGTACCCATTCCGTCCAGCTGGTGGTGGAACTGGAACTTGCCGACGAAGCGGTCATCAAATCGAACAGCATCTATTTCGGGATAGGTATCCGGGAAGCGGGGAATACATCTCCGGTATTCGCTTCCCGTTTCGACTATGCAGACGGGACTGTCATCGAGAGCGGGAATGTCCCTTACATACAGACCCGCCAGTTTGACAATTATACGCTTATCTATACGGCCTACAATCCGAGGGAGACACCCACTCAGGTTGATGTGTATGTCGGAGGCAGGCTCGCCTCTTCCTCGAAAGTGGCATTTGTCACGCAGAATCTTGTCTTGCGTGCGGAAAATTATGGTGCGGAAGAGTGCCGGCTTGTATGCGGCCGGTCAGAATACCCGTTCCGTATTCTGGCGGAGAAGAGCGATTTGAACATATCCGAACCGACGGACGGGATGGTGCTTAAACTTTCCGCACAGGGGAGAAGCAACAGCGACGTGAACCGCGAAGAATGGAGTTATAACGGCATTCAAACTGTGTTCGAAGGTTTCAAATGGGGCGGTGACGGCTGGACGGGTGAATCCTTACGCATGAATGACCGGGCACACGCTACAGTACAGTACCGTCCCTTGCAGCAGCCTGACCAGAACGTGACGAATGCCTTTGCCTTTGTCGTGAAATACAGGGTTTCCGAGGTTGTGGATGAAGAGGCCGAGCTTATCCGTTGTGTGGATTCTGACGGCACCGGTTTTGTCGTCACCTCGCAGGAAGCCCGCATGACCACGAGGGGAAACAGTACACTCTCGATGAAGATGGCGGCGGGCGAGACGTACGAGGTCGCTTTCGTCAGTTTTCCGAAAAGTACGGACGGCTCTTCCGAATACGAGAAGCTGAACACGGAAATGGTCTATCTGTATATCAACGGCATCATGTCCGGTTCCGTGCAGCGCAGCACATCCGACAGCATCTATCAGGCTTCCCCGGCCTATATAGAAATGGGGGCTGAAGGCGCCACGCTGGACGTGTATCTTCTTAGGGCATATACCGGCTATCTGAGCGACTCGCAGGTGCTGGACTGCTATATGGTTGACCAGGACTCTGCGGACGGCATGATGGGATTATATGAAAGCAACAACGTGATAGACGAGAACGGGAACGTGACGGTTGACAGCGTGCCGGACGGTATGCGCTATATTATCATAACAGGCCGTGAGGACAATGGAGTCCCTACCGTCCTGCAGGCGGCTGTCAATAACGACAAGGATCCGAAGTATGACGTGGACGAGATGCTCTGTGTCGTGAAAGGTAAACAGGGATTGAATTTCAAACTGGTCGGCGGCTGCATCCGGTTGCAGGGTACATCCTCCCTCGCATATCCGATAAAGAACTACCGCATCTATATGAAGAACGCTTCCAAGGTGGAGGGGCAGCTTTATCTGGGATGCAACGAACAGGGTGTCGGCGGGGCTTTGCAGGAAAAGGCGAAGTATTCCTTCCGTCCGGCTGGAGGAGGTCAGAAACAGGCCGCTCCTGTTGACTGTTTCTGTCTGAAGGCCGATTTTGCCGAATCCTCGTCCTCACATAATACCGGTATGGCAAGACTGGTGCAGAATGTACTGACGGAAGCCGGGGAACTGACACCGGCGCAGCGGCACGTTTCGGAAGAATACCAGTATGATGTCCGCACCACGATTGACGGCGAGCCATGCTACCTGTTCTATCGCGGTACTTTGGACGAGACTCCGCAGTTTCTGGCCAAGTTCAACTTCAACAACGACAAGAGTACGGAGGACGTGTTCGGTTTTCTGGACATACCGGGCTATCATGACCAGGCATGGGTTACGGACAAGTTCGGAGGGGCGAATCCGACCGAGTGCTGGGAGTTCCTGAACAACGACTATCCTATGGGTATGTTCCTTGATGACGATTTCGACACGAAAGGGGAGGACGGCAAACCGAACTGGCTGAAGGTGTTCGAGGCAAGATTTCCGGACGATGACGACATCAACGGGGAATACGAGGCAGGAACCAGAAAGCCGAAATACCTTGAGCCGCTTGTAAAATGGGTCAAGAGCACGAAAGAGGACGGTGCCAGGTTCAAGTCGGAGCTCGCAGACTGGTTCGATGTGGACTACCTGTGCGACTATTACATGTTCACGGAAATAATGGGCTGTGTGGACCAGCGCGTGAAGAACATGATGATGGCTTTCTGGTATGACCCGGAGAAGGACAAGATGCTTGCCTACATGATTTTTTACGACTGCGATACTATCCTCGGCGTGCGCAATGACGGGCGTCTGAAGTACGGCTGGGACATTGACGAGAACACCATAGATCCGGAACTGTCAACGGATGACAAGACGGTATATGCCTATGCCGGTCATGACAGCGTACTTTGGAAGAACCTGCGTGAGCAGTTTCCGGACGAGTTGCAGGCAGCTTACCGCCGTATCCGGGAACGTATGACCAACAGCACCATTTTCAACATGTTCGACACGGAACAGTCCTCCAAGTTTTGTGAGCGTATCTATAATCTTGACGCACAGAACAAATATGTCGAACCGAAAACCATAGGTGTGGAGGTAAACAAGGACGGGGAGGTGTCTCTTGTGAAATATTCGTACCTTGAGGCCATGCAGGGAAACCGTAAGGCGCACCGCCATTGGTGGGTAACGAACCGCATGGGACTTTTTGACGCGAAGTACAGCACCGGGCAATATACTTCCACCGACATATCGTTCAAGGGAAACAGTGCGGCCGGTGCTACGGTCAAGGCAATTCCGGCACGCGATTTCTATTTCGAGTTCAGACGCGAAGGGGACACGATGGTCCATGATGCCGTAAAGAAAGATATGGAGTGGAGCTATACTTATGGTCAGACCGCCAATATCGGAACCATTTTCCATCTTTTCGGCGGTGAATGGATGAAGAAGCTGGACCTGTCCGGCTGGGGCGGCTTTACGGATATGAGCCTTCCGACACTTCCGGTTCTGGAAGAACTTGTTTTGGGTAGCAGTGCCAAGACCTATGCGCTTACCGAACTGGTTCTTGGAACGAAACTGCCCATGATGCGCAGACTTGAGGTCGTGAACTATGTGAACCTTCCTTCCCTGGATGTTTCCGGGTGCAACCGTCTGGAAGAGGTCAACGCTTCCGGCTGCACGAAACTTGCCACTATCGCATTTGCGGAGGGAGCCGCGTTGAACCGTCTGCATTTGCCAGAGAACTTCCAGACGCTCGTCCTGCGTTCCATGCAGTATATCAGCTGGGACAGCATCGTTTTTGACGGCAAGAGGAACCTGACCGGTCTGTGGGTGGAGAACTGTGCCCTTATTGACGGGAAGAAGGCTTTTGACGAACTGTTCGCCCTGAAAGGCTTCCTGAAGTATGTCCGTATAACGGGTCTGGAACTCGAAGGCGACGGCAGCGACCTGAAGAAGTGGTACGATGCAGGGCTTGGAGGTATAGACGCTTCCGGAAACACGACAAACAACCGTTGCAAGCTCGTAGGGACATACCGCCTGACGAAGTATCTGGAAGAAGAAATATACGAAAGATACGCCACCCGTTTTGACGAACTGAATATCCGCCAGCCCGAATACACTATGATAGAGTTCGATGACAACGTGTCGGATGATGCGAACATATCCAATCCGGACAATGAAACGGGCTATAAGTACGGAAATGCCTATGTTCCGAGTGCCCATCTTTCGGTCATATTCAGCAGACGCCACCGGGTGCTTGCCAAGCTGACGAAGAAGCCTACAAGCCGCAAGGAAACCATTGCCGGGCAGGAGGTTGACGTGAACAACACGGACGGGGAAATGACCTGTTATCCGCTGCATGACGGAAATTCCAACTATTATGCCGATGCGGAATCCATGAATGACTGCACTGTGGCCAAACTGGACGGAAGCGAGGGAGAGTGGATGATGTACGAGCCGTTTTTCTGGAGTAAGGGAATCAATGACTATCTGGTCGGGAAACATTACAGTTGCTACAGTTCTAACGGTCCGGATGAGATGCCGTCTGTTCCTGATGCCACTGTCATGTCTCTTGAGGATATAAAGGGAACATCCGGAGGGTATCAGGAAAAAGTCAAGATTATGACAGGAAAACCGAGCCTTGAGGCTTCCTACAGTTCCGACAACAATTATTCCGTGTGCAGGGTTTCCGTTTTGGGATATAAGCGCGTGCGTTTCCCGAGTGTTCCCGGAACCAGCATGGTAGGTTCCGTTTTCGTTGACAAATCCGGGGCTGTTGTCGGTTCCGTTGTCGTTCCTACTTTGAGCTGCCGTTTTGAAGCTGGGATGTATCTCATTTCCGAGGTTCCTGCGGATGCGGAGTTCCTTTATTTTTCTATATTGAACACGGCAGAATTTGACTGTGTTGTATTGGGCAAAAGCGATAAGATAGAGGATATGGAACCGGACTGGGTCCCGAATGATGAGCATCTTTGCGCTGTGGTGGGCAGTTCCGTAGTAGGCAGCAAGTTGCGCGCCTGCATAACCGGAGGTTCAACGGCGGCCAGCCTGAACTGGAATGATTTCCATTATTACAGTCAGCAGAGAGGGATGCAGCAGATTGATGCCTTGATGCATTCCCGTATTGCCAATCTTTTCTATGCCCGTTACGGGCGTAGGGACAGCCAGGAACAGTGCGGTGCCGGACAGCATACGAATGTGCGTGTTACAGGAGGGACTGCCGGATATGGTATGCAGGATACCATCGGTTATGACGAGGCTTATGAAATAGACAACAAGATAACCAACTCCATGATAGACGGTCTTGTGCATCAGTATGCCTGGTATAAGATACAGGATGAATACGGAAAAGTAGCAGTAACCCAGGTGAATAATATCTGCTGTATGGGATACGAGGATATCTACGGCAACAAGTATGACATGATGGACTGTGTTGATGTCCCCAACGATACCGGGAACCAGTACAAGTGGCGTATCTGGATGCCGGACGGCAGTATTCGTATGGTACAGGGCATGAAGAACAGCGACTGGTGGATAACGGGTGTTTATCACGGGAAGTATATGGATGTCGTTCCGGTCGGAACGGTAAACGGTTCCTCATCTACATATTATGCGGATAAATACTGGGTATCCGGTTCTGCCTGCCGTGTGGTTTATCGTGGGTGCTACAATGCGTTTGCGAG